TTTATAACTTCATCTTCAGTGCCATCAGTTGGTAATGGTCAAATTAATGGTGCTACAAGTGGTGCTGGATTAAGTGGTTCAATGAGTGCAACTGCAAATCAAAGTGGTAATAGTACATTTACCGTAACATCAAACGCAACAGAAACTGCAACAGCAAGTACTATTGCTTATAGAACTGGTTCCGCAGATCTTAGAGCAAGATTATTTAGATCAAATTATGCTAATCAAAGTACTATATCTGGAGCAATGGCCTTTAGAGTTAGTAATTCATCAGATGACTACATACGTTTTTGTAGTAGTCCTTCTGCTATTAGAACTTTTATAGGAGCAGCTTCAAGCTCAGTTGTTTCAGGTGTCACAAGTGTAGCTACGTCAGGATCAGTAAACGGTTTAACATTAACCGGAGGTACAATAACATCTACAGGTACTATTACTTTAGGTGGATCAGTTAGTATTAATAATGGAAACTGGTCAGGTACGGATTTATCAGTTGCTAATGGAGGAACTGGCGCATCATCCGCGTCCGCAGCTAGAAGCAACTTAGGAGTTGTCAATGATACTGGAACCCCAGCTATATTAAGTAATGGTACTACACCAAGTTTAAATAGTGGTATTTCAGCTTCAGAAGTAAGAACCTTAATTGGCGCTGGTACAAGTTCAAGCGCAGGTGTAACATCTATAGCAACAAGTACAGGATTATCTGGTGGTACAATAACAAGTACTGGAACTTTAACAAACACGGACAGAGGATCATCACAAAACATATATAAGAATTTTACAGCAAGCTCAGGTGGTACAGCTACTGCTAATAGCAATAATGACACATTAACGATTGCAGCTGGTACTAATATTACTACCGTTAGATCTGGTGACACTATAACTATTAATGCTACAAATGATGGGCAGGGTGTAACATCTGTAGCAACTGGAGGTGGACTTACGGGTGGAACAATAACTTCAACTGGAACTCTATCACACGCAGATACGTCAAGTCAAGGTTCTGTAAATAATTCAGGTAATACATATATACAAGACGTAACACTAGATACATATGGGCATGTTACAAGTCTAACATCTGCCACAACCACACTAGCTACGCTTGGATATACAGGTGCTACAAATGCAAATTATATTACTAACAATAACCAATTAACTAATGGCGCTGGGTATACTACTGCTACAGGAACAATGAGTAATTGGAATTTAACTGCTGACAGTGGTGGTTCAATGTCTATTGGTCAAGGAACTACTGTAGATATAGCAGGTGGTACTAATATTACAACATCACGTAGTGGGGCTACTGTTACTATAAATAACGGCATAACAAACAATAACCAATTAACAAACGGAGCAGGTTATACAACAAACACAGGTACAGTAACAGGTACAGGCTCAAGTGGAAGGGTAACTCTTTGGAACGGTACTTCAAGTGTAAACTCAAGTGGTTCGCTTACTTTTTCTTCTGGAACTTTGTATTCAGAAAAGAGCTATCACGTTAAAACAGGAGTCTCAACGGTTGCGTATACTTCTACAAGTGATACAGACACAGGTTTAGGAGAGTTTGATGGCAGTAACGGAGTAAGTCTTGTAAGTAAAGGCGCAAAGCAAATTACTGTAAAAGAAGGAGCTATTAAGTTTGATCCATATACTTCTACATCAGTTGAAACAACAGGAAGTTTAAATGCTAATCAAAACAATCAAGCACCATCTCGAGATACATTAGCAACTTTAGCTGTTGATCCATTTGGTAATGTTGTAAGAGGTGAACAAGAAGGAACATGGACATTTACAAGAGCTCAATTAAACGCAACTTTAGGCCAAACTTTAATAGCAGCGCCAGGAACAAACAAAGCAATTATAGTTACGGAATCTGATTGGATGGTGAAATATAATGCAACAGGATCTATGAGTGGTACTCAAACTTATGATGTAAGACAAGCAAGTAATGTAAATGCTTCAGCTATAATATCTACACTACCTGGAACAAGAATAAATGAAATATTAAGTGCCTCACAAGGAACACCTGTAAATCCAAGTTATGGGTTTTGTGCAAGAGATGTTCCATTACAGACAAGAACTTATAAAACCAACACAGCAACTACATTACACAAGGCATCAAATGGTGCTTTGCCAACTGGTGTAATAAGTATATCTATAAAATTAAAATATAGAATATTTAATGCAACTACTTTTTAATGTAAAAATCGCTAAAATCAAGTGATAATAGAAATATACCTGCTCGGTGAGAGCAATAACCAATGTCTAATTTAAAACCGAAACCAATGACATTTTTTTACCAGACTAGTTCGTGGAATAGTCAACCACAAATAACACAAGAAACCTTAAACCTTTGGAAGCATGTAGCTGACAAAAAGAACTGGCGTATTGTACAATTACCAAATGGTTTTTACCAAACCGAATACAAAGATCCAAAATGTGAATGTAATCCTGAAAAAGATACATGTTGCGAAAACTGGATTGATGTAACCAGACGCGAAACATTAGAAGGAGCAGAACAAGCTATTGATTCATCAGTTGCTCATTATGCTAAAAAAATAGAATTCGCAAATGGACCTAAGGTTGTAAAAACTTTTAAATAAAATAAATCAAATTTAATTAAATCAAATTATGTCAGACATGATAGTAAAAAACCTTAGTTTTGGAAACAAAGCTAAGCAAGAAGTATTTAAAGGTATAGAAAAACTCACAAAAGCTGTTAGCTCTACACTTGGAGCTAGCGGCAAGTGTGTTTTGCTAGAAGATTCCTTTGGAAACCCAACCATAACAAAAGATGGTGTAACAGTTGCAGATAGTGTAATACTTAAAAACCCTATAGAAAATTTAGGTTGTAGTTTATTAAAACAAGCTGCAAGAAAAACAGTAAAAGAAGCTGGTGATGGAACTACTACTGCAACGGTATTAGCTCATGCTATTTTAATTGAAGCATATAAGCTTTCAAGCACTAGTAACTCTAGAGAGATAAAAGAAGGTATAAATAAAGCTACTGATAAAGTAATTAAATATTTAGAATCAATATCATTACCAGTTAAAAATGATATGATTGATCAAATAGCAACTATATCTACAAACAACGATAATAAACTAGGTAAAATTATAGCCGATGCGTTTAGATCTGTAGATAATACAGGTGTTGTAATGATGGAGCAGTCAGAAAGTGGTAAAACAGAGCTTGAAGTAATAGAGGGCTCTCAATATTTTAAAGGATTAACTAGTCCTCATTTTGTTACTAATAAAGCTAAAAATACAGCGGAATTAACTAATCCACTTGTTTTACTTATAGAATCTCCAGTAGAAAGTATTAGACAAATACAAAGTGTTTTAGAGTACGTAATAAAAAATAATAAACCTTTACTAGTTATAGGTGATTTAAGTCCAGAAGTTTTATCGGCTTTAGCAATGAATAAAACTAAAGGTAATATAAAAGCAAATGTAATTGAAGCACCTACACTAGGTGTTAACAGAAAAGAGATGTTTGATGATTTAGCTCTTTTAACAGGTGCTACGTTAATAAACGAAGATTTAGGCGATGATATGGATATGATTCAAATAGAACATTTAGGATCATGTTTAAAGTCTGTTACTGATAAAACAGAAACTATAATTCAACTTAAAGAAATAAATCAAGAGTCTTTAACAATTATAAAAGACATAAAAAAAGAATTGTTAGTATGTAAAATTCCTGACAAAACTATAAGACTAGAAAAGCGACTAGCTATGTTAGCTGCAAAAATTGCAGTTGTTAAAGTCGGTGCTAATTCAGATATCGAATTAAAAGAAAAAATGGATAGAGTTGAAGACGCTGTTTGTGCTACTAAAGCCGCTATTAAAGAAGGTATAGTGCCAGGTGGTGGAATTGCTTTATTAAACGCTAGTTCTAATATAAAAGCTAAGTCAGATGGAGAGACTATACTGCTAGAGGCAATTAGAGCACCATTTAAGACTATATTAGAAAATGCTGGTATAATAGACATTGATATACCTAAGATAAAAGGAAGAGGCTTAGATGTTATTACTGGTAAAACAGTTAACATGATTGATTATGGTATAATTGATCCATTATTAGTTACTAAAAGCGCTTTAAAAAACGCGGCGTCAGTAGCTACTACAATACTTTCAACTGATTGTGTAATAAATAACATAAGAATAGATGAAAGCAATAGGTAGAAATTTAATAATAGAAAAAGAAAAACAAGTAACCACAGAAACAAAAGGTGGTTTAATTCTTGCGGAGTCACATAGAGAAGACATTAGATATACAAAGGCTAAGATTATATCTATTGGAAATGAGGTCGAAGGTTTAAAGCAATCAGATACTATATTCTTTGATAGACACGCGGGTCACAAAATAGAAATAGGTGATTTAACCTATCACGTCATTAAATTACAAGATGTAGTTGTTGTTTTATGAGAAAGCTAGATGCAGTAGATTTAAAAAATCTTAATCTGTTAAAACACTACCGTATAATCCGAAAGTGGGCTTGTAAAAACAACAACTTAAATGACGCTGATTTAGAATTGTTAATATACTTAGAATCTATAGAGTATTTCACTAAACAAGATTTTAAAACTGGTAGTTACTCATATAGTTGGGATAATCGCCGATGGAACAGACTTCTTAAGCAGGGCTGGATAGTTGTTTGGAGAAATAGAAATAGAACAACACAGAAGTACAATATATATAATGTTTCTTTTAAATTTAAACAATTAATAAACAAAATTTATAAAATAATGTTAGGTGAAGAAGATTTACCTATTAGTAGAAGAAGAAACAAAATAATAAATGGAAATAGTTATACAGATAAAGTACTGACAAAAGCTATTTATAATGTAAACAAAGATAAACACAGATAAACATGAGTTTTAAATCAAGTATGCCATACCAATTAAATCCGCAATTAAAAGCGCAGGTTGATGCAAAAGAAGCTAGAGACGCAGCTGCGTTTGCTCCAGGTGGTATAAACGATGGAACACCATGGTGGAAAAGAGATTCTTATTTAAAAGCTACAGGGCAAGAAGTTGCAGAAAAACCAATTGAAAAAGTAGAATGGGCTAATGGTTTAGGAAATAATATTGATGGAAGATATAAAAACTTTCAATTACCAGATGAACTAAGATATAGTGAAAATGTTGTTAGCGATAGAGATAGAACTGGCATGGCTTATCAAAACGCTGCTAGAGAAAGAGATATAATTCAAAGCCAACAAGATTTATTAACATATGGACCAGCTGGAAAACCACAAATAACAAATAACGATATGAACAACGTACAAGATCCAAGTATTATAGACCCAGCCAACATAGGTGAAAGTGGTCAATTAAATTCTTTTAAACCGATAACACAACAAGTTGCAGGTTCTCTTTATGGTAATAATTTAGAAAAAACAGCTGCATTATCTCCTGTAGCTATGAAAAATCCTTCAAAAGGCGCTTACAGTGCTGTTGATGCTTATAAAAACGCTATGAATATAGGTAATCTTGTTGCTTCAGGTGCTAAAACTAATTATGTAAAAGACACTAACGCGGTAAATAAGTCTTTAGGTCTTCCAGGTCTTCCAAATCTTAATTCTATGGGTGGAGGAAAAGGAGGAAGTTACTCAAATCCTAAAAACACATTAAACACAACAACACCATCATCAACATCTACTCCAACAACACCACCAAGTACTCAATATGATTTTCAAAGTAAAATGGGTATTTCAGAAGGTTTTGACGGTTCTAATTTAAAAAACAAAGAACATAGAAATTCTTTTTTAGGTACTTACAAAAGAAATATACCATCTATTCAAGCTAGAATTGATGACGCTAAGGCTGAGGGTAGAACAAGAAAAGTCAAAAGATTAGAGAAAAAAATGGAAAACTTTAAAGATTATCAAGCTGGAGGCAAAGGTTTTATAGGAAGAGCATTACAAGGTATTGGAAACATTTTTACAAAAAATGATAAATAAAAATTAATAATAAATAAAAAAATATGTCAAATCACGGAAAATATGATCCTTCAATGGAAAAATTAAAACCTGGAACTAAAGTAGGTATAGTGGGTGAATCTCATGTTTGGGACGGACCATTAAACCAAGAAGGCAGAGCTCACGGAGAAGGTTCAAGCTCAGGTATAAAAGGTATGCAAATACTAAAAGCGCCCTGCAGAACATGTGACTCTAGTATACCAATAACTACAAGAGCAAAAATAGGATAATATGTTTATAGGAAAAATTCAACATTCAGCAAAAACAAGTCCAATAACTAAAAAAGCAACTTGCTGGAAAGGTTATAAAGCTGAGGGTAAAAAGAAATCACCTAGTGGTAAAAAAACTAAAGGAGGGAAAATTAAAATGGTTAACAACTGTGTTAAAGCTTAATAAGCATGTATATACAGTCAGACAATCCATTTAACTCTGCTTTGCCTAAAAAAGGCAAAATAAGAAAAACTACTAAGGGTAAAGGAAGAAATTTTAGAACTACTGACGAAGGTGCTGGTATGACTAGCAAAGGCGTTAAGGAATATAGAAAAAAGAATCCAGGAAGTAAATTAAAAACAGCGGTAACCGGTGACGTAAAACCAGGAAGTAAGGCTGCTAAAAGAAGAAAATCATTCTGCGCTAGATCCAAGGGTTGGACTGGCGAAAGAGGTAAAGCAGCTAGAAAACGCTGGAAATGTTAAAATAAAAACCAAACCAAAACAATAAAAAAAAACAATCATGGGTTACACAGGAAACAACCATTACGCGCAAAAATATGACGCGTCAAAAGCTTACGACAAAGACTTGACAGCTTCGGCTAGACTACACTATTTAGAAAACAGTGAACACGACAAACACGACCACCCTGCTAAAATGTGTGGGCCAGGAAATCACGCACCTAAAATGCATGGGTCAATGAAAGGTGATCAATCAGATCAACATATAGATTATAAAAACTACAAAGGAACAGACAAAGGTTACCACGGTAGTACAGGTTCTTCACATGGAGATCAATCAAATATTTTTCATGACTATGACAAGCATCCAGCTAAAATGTACGGAGAACCAGCGGCTAAATTCAACTCTGGTCTTAGAGAAGCTTCTGACTCAGGAAAGTTAGATAACAATCCTAAATTTAAAGCAGCTGTTGATGCAGCTCCTAAAATGGCTGGTGACATGGGTCACAATGTTTTAGCACAAGATATAAGATCTAACCAAATAGCTGGAGCATCTGGCGATATGGGATATGCAGGCGACGCATCTGGCGCATCAGATCCCACAATAAACACAGGCAACAACCCAGCTCCTATGTTGAGAGCTTTAGGCAAGCCAGCAATAATGTTAAAGAAAGGTATTGCATCTATGTGTGGTATGAAAAAATAAAACAGTAGAGAACTGTATAAAACTCAAAACAATAGTAAACCAAACCAGGCTTAACGGCCAAAAAACAAAACAAAATGTCAAAATTTTTAAAATTCAACATTGTTGACTCAACAGCACTATTAACACAAGGGCCTGAATTAGTCAACGTAGATCAAATCCAAAGCGTATCATACGCTGCTGTAACAGGAGTATTATCAATCGTATTAGAAGGTGCTGTAAGTACTCAAGCAGGATACGCTATTGCTAATGATGGTTCTGCAACTGTACCAGCTGCGGTTTTAAGTCAAAGAGTAATAAGTATTACTGTAAGAACAACTAAAGATGGTACTGCTGGTGTTCCAGATATTACAAACGGAGCTAAATCACCACAAAAAGCTGTATATGCAGCAATGACAGCTAATCCAGGAGGCGTACAATCAACAGTTCAATTAGGACTTGACGAAGCAGCAACTCCAGTGCAAATGTATTTTTCTGACTTTGCAATTTCTGCAGTAGCATAATACTACTAACTAACCTAAATATGCTCGCGGCTTAATTGTCGCGGGCTTATTTTAATAAAATCAATATATGAGTTCACCTATAAAACACTGTTGGAGCTCTATGATGCACAATCCTGAATGGGGTAAAATGCGTGGTAGAAGTGGTTCTGGAACCGGTAATGATGCTGCTTTTAAGGCTGCTAAGGAAAAAAGAACATCTCCATTAAAAATGGGTTTTAAGATGAAAGGATCTTCATATAATGAAGAGCTAGGCAATACACCTATATTACACGTTGATATGGAAGAAGGCACATTAGGTATGGCTACTAATAATGGTAGCATACTTGTAAATAAAGACATTAAAGATCCAAAACAACAACAAGAAGTTGTAAACCACGAGATGGTACACATTAAGCAAATAAAAGATGGTAGATTAGGTTATGATAAAGACAATGTTTATTGGGAAGGAAAAAAGTTTTCAAGAGATGACATGAATGAAGGTGCTGAAAGTTTACCATGGGAAAAAGAAGCTTATAATAAAACTAAAAACGCTTAATTATGGCATTAAAAAAGAATTTTTTTAAAGGATTACAAGGTGGTGTTAATAGTAGTCCGATTAAAATGCATCATGTGCAACCGGGTCCGGTTAGTTTTGGTCCTAACATTGCTAGTAATGTTTTGGAAAGAGTACTTGGTGGTAATCTTACTGATGAAGAAAAAAAACAACTTGAAGAAAACTATAATAGTGATAAACAATTTACTACTGAAGAATTGTTAAGCATGAATCCTAGAACTATGAGCGCTAGAAACGCAGCAACCATGACTCCACCACAAACTAAAAAAGAATATAACGATAGATCTTACATTAGACCCTATGATAACAGCAATAAAGATGGAGGTATTTTAGGTACTGGAATTAATTTAGCTTATAATAACCCTAAACTTCTTGACTTTGCGATGAAAATTCCAGGTCTTAATAATTATATAATTGATCAAGCTAAAGAACAGATGAAACTATCAGGTGGTGGTTCTTCTACGGATTTAAGCAAGCAAAACCCAAAAGTTGTTAATAATGACTATAAAGTAAGAATTAAAGAACTTAAAGACCAAAACGAAGAATCTAAAGAAATTATTGCTAGAGGTGAAAAAGAAATGTACATAAGAGATTTTGGTTGGAGTGAAGAAGATTTTAAAATTAAAGAAATACCTTCAAAAAAAGAATTTCTTAAAGAATATTATCCACAATATGATGGAAACCAAGAACTTGATAATCATTGGAGTTATAAAAAGGATGGTGAATCAGCTAGCCCTATTGATCAATTTTTTAGTAATGAAGACTTGTATCAAGAATCGCAGTATACACCAAAGAGCGATTATTATGATTTTCAAAAATCATATAGCGTAAAAGGAGATCAATTTGATAAAAATTTATTATCTAAAGATATTAGTAATAATCAAGCTTATGATTATTTAAATAGTACTGAAAAAGTTTTGGATGAGAGTGGAAATCAAAATATTGCCGCTGCTGGTCAATTAACTAATCAACAAATGATGCCTTATGTTTTTGAAACAAACATGATAGAAAATGATTACTTTAGAAATGCATTAAAAAAGTACGAGGAAGAAAACGGTGGAATTTCGCCAGAAGAAAAAGAAAGACTTAAAGCTGCATATGGAGGAAATAAATCAAACGAGTTTTTAGATCAAGCTTTTAATGATTTGTATGCTGGAAAAGGGGGTTATCTTGAAAGAGGTAAAAACGGAGAAAGTGATACGTATGTTACGAAACCTGGTCCTATGTATGGTTCTGCTGAAGAAAAAGGTCAAGTAAAAGGATTAATGAACACCGATTATGGAAGATCTAAAGTTGGTTTTGCTATGGACAATAAATTACCATATATGAGTATTGATGATTCTTGGGATTTTCAAGCTACTGGAAAGGGTGGATACTCTGATGGATGGGATGGTGGTGGATACTCAGGTGTTTCTGATCAATATAAACAAGCTCAATTAATTAATCAACTTGCTTCTATAAGTGATGAAGTAAATCCATTTAAACTTTATGACAGGTTTTATTTTACACCTGATAAATATAGAGATTATATACCAGATAAAGATGTTAAGTTTATGAAAGAATTTTATGGTTCAAATAATTATGACAATTTTTCTGGTCTTGAAAAAGCTAATAATCCTGATTGGATTCAACCAGAAATGAATGATGAAGTTATTATTAACGCGAAAAGAGGAAATAAAAAGAAACTATCAGAGGCTGAACTAGATGCAAAATACGGAAAAATAGGCCCACTAACTAATAGAAATAAAAAAAATAAACCAAGGATAAATATATCTAAAAGAAATGTCATATTAGATTAACAATGTAAATATAATTAAATTATGTAATTATATAAATATAACATTTAAATTTAATTATATGAAAAAATTAACATTACTGATATTTGTTTTTACTAGCTTAATCACATTTTCACAACAAACAAAAAGAAACTTAATAAATGGTACGTGGGTTAGTGATGCTACAGAATACACATTAGTAGTAACCACTCCTAACAATTGGAATAGATTTAAATTTTTAAATTATAAACCAACAGTATATTACCATAGAGATGGAGCAGGGGTTAATATATTTAAAGCAGAAGAAGAGATGATTCCAGCTCATCATCAAAAGCATAAATATAAGATAGAAACTAAGGTTGATAGAAGTGTACTTACTCATAAAAAAGGTAAATTTAGAGTTGTTTACGAAAATATTAACAAAAATAAATTAAAAGCAACTATTAAAGATGAGTATGGATGTGAAGAAGTACTTTATTATACTAAAAAAATTACAAATATAAAGTAATATGAAAAAAATATGGCAATGGTTAAGCGGTAATGTCATTAAAGACGTTGGTGATGTTATTGATAAACTAACAACTACAGAAGAAGAAAAACTTGAAATTAAAAAAGAAATTCAAGTTATAGTAGAAAAAGCAGCTGCAACAGCAGAAGACCAAATAACAAGACGCTGGGAATCCGATATGACATCAGACTCTTGGCTTAGTAAAAATACTCGTCCTATGGCGCTTATATTTTTATCGTTTATGGCTATAGCTTTTATATGGGTTGATAGTCACCATGAAATATCTTTTACAGTTGAACAAGAGTGGATAGAATTATTAAAACAATTATTAACAACCGTGTATGTAGCTTATTTTGGCTCACGTGGTTTTGAAAAATATAAATCAATAAGTAACAAATAAATAAAAAAAAATGGGACAATTTCCAACAAATGACGGCATAATAGGACAAGCTATGCCCTTAACAGCAGCTATGGTAGCTAGTATAGACGTTAGACCAGCTTGGTTATTTGAAAACCAAAGTGGGACATTAGGTACTAACCTTAACTCATCTGTAATATATTGTGGTGTAATGCCAGCAGACGCAACTATTAGTGTTATACTATCGGGTGTTACTGCGGTTGGAGGTGGACCACCAGTAGCTGGACAAGCTATAACTTTTGAAGGTTTACAGTCTGGATCAATACTTCCAGTAGCTGTAGATTATGTTACAGCTGTAGCAGGTAATGGTGTAGCGGTAGGTGACTTTATAGTGTGTAAATAATAAAAAAACAAGTAACTATATAATTATAAACAATTAAATAAAATCAAATAATGGCAAAAGCAAAAAAACAAATTACAGAAGAACAGTTAAAAACTGTAAAAGATCAACAAGGTAAATTAAATGGATTATTAAGATCTTTAGGTGTTTTAGATTTACAAAAAGAAAACATACGTGTTGAAGTAAAAAAAGTATCTGAAGAAATAGACTCTACTAAAAAAGAACTAGAAGACGAGTACGGTCAAGTTAATATTGATCTTCAAGATGGTTCTTATACTGATATTGAAAAAGAAGATGACAAATAATATTAGAAAGATTAGTATTGGATCTGATTATAAGAATGACGCCATGCATTACGCTGTTGGACAACAGGTTTACGGTGGTCACGAAATATCTCACATTCTACTAGATGATTCAGACAACTCTTATAATATACACATAAAGAAAAACAACGAAATATTGCCGTGGAAGAAGTTTAATTCTAACATGGCAATATCAGTTGAGTATGATTTAGAATATTAATGAATAGCTTATATGACTTTATTGTAGAACCTCTAGGTGATAAATACAATAACGAAATAAAAATAAACAACAAAAGTTTAGTATTAAACAGCAAAATAGAAAGTTTTAAATTTGTAAATAGGCACGCTATAGTTAAAGCTATACCTTTGGCTTTTAAAACAAATATAAAAATTGGAGATATATTAATTATACATCAAAACGTTTTTAGAACTTTTTATGACTCAAGAGGTAAAAAGAAAAAAAGTAGATCTTTTTTTAAAGAAAACTTATATTTTTGTGCTTTAGATCAAATTTATTTGTATAAAAATAAAGATGGTTGGAACTCTATAAACAATAGATGTTTTATAAAACCTATAGTTAATAAAGACACTTTAGTTAACGACAAAGAAAAAAGCCTTGTTGGTATATTAAAGTATGGAAATAACGTCTTAGAGCAGCTAGATATAAACGTAGGGGACCTAGTTGGTTACACACCTAATGGTGAATGGGAATTCTTAATAGATAAAGAAAGACTATATTGTATGAAATCAAATGATATTGTAATTAAATATGAACATAAAGGAAACGAAGAAGAATATAATCCTAGCTGGGCAAGTAGCAGTTGAAGAACTAATTAAAGTTGCTAAAGAAGCTATTGTTGATTCTGGCGATGATATAACAGCGGATAGACTTAAAAACGCTGCTGCAACTAAAAAACTATGCATATTTGATGCATTTGAAATACTAACTAGAATACAAGCTGAAGAAGATTTGTTAAACGAAAAACCTAAAGAAATAAAAGAAGAAAAGTCTTTTAAGGGTTTTGCTGAAGGAAGATCTAAGTAATGTACAAGCAAAGTTTATATAAAATATTAAAAGACCATATTAAACCTAAAGTTTTAAAAAGAAACAATAGATATAAAAAATGGGAATATGGTTATAACGAAGAACACGATGTTATAATTATAAGTAAGACTGGTGAAATAGGCGAAGTATATGAAATACAGAACTTAAAAATAGCTTTACCTAAACAAAATGATATAGTAGAGTTTAAAGAAAACAAATGGAGTCACACAGAGTATCCTAAGCAATTAAAAAAAATCAAATCTGTTTTTGATTGGGAAGAATATCCAATAGAATTTAAAGAAGAATGGTATGATTACATTGATAAAGAATTTAATAGAAGAGAACAAGGCTTTTGGTTCTATAATAAAAACGTGGCTACTTACATTACTGGTACTCACTATATGTACCTGCAGTGGTCCAAAATTGATGTTGGGCAACCAGACTTTAGGGAATCAAATAGATTATTCTACATTTTCTGGGAAGCTTGCAGAGCAGACTACAGGTGTTATGGTATGTGCTATCTCAAAAACAGGCGTTCCGGATTTTCATTCATGGCCTCTGGCGAAACCGTCAACATGGCGACCATTTCAACGGATTCACGGTTTGGGATTTTGTCCAAATCTGGCCCCGATGCTAAAAAGATGTTCACAGATAAGGTTGTACCAATATCCGTTAATTATCCATTTTTCTTTAAACCAATCCAAGACGGTATGGACCGTCCAAAAACCGAACTTGCCTACAGAGTACCAGCATCCAAGTTTACCCGTAGAAAACTTGATTCCAATCAAACCCTTAAAGAAATTACCGGTTTGGACACCACAATCGACTGGAAAAATACCGGGGACAACTCCTACGATGGTGAAAAACTCAAACTCCTCGTTCATGACGAATCGGGTAAATGGGAAAGACCAAACAATATATTAAATAATTGGCGCGTTACAAAAACAACACTTAGATTAGGTAGTAAGATAATAGGTAAATGCATGATGGGTTCAACATCAAACGCATTAGATAAAGGTGGTGATAATTTTAAAAAATTATACTATGATTCAGATATTAAAGAAAGAAACGCCAATGGACAGACTCGCTCAGGACTCTATTCTTTGTTCATACCTATGGAATGGAACTACGAAGGATACATTGATTCTCATGGATTACCTGTCTTCGAAACTCCAAATAAAAAAACCTTTGGACCTCACGGGCAAGAGATAAAAATAGGAGTAATTGAATATTGGCAAAATGAAGTTAATGGTTTAAAAAAAGATCAAGACGGTTTAAATGAATTTTATAGACAATTTCCAAGAACTGAACAACACGCTTTTAGAGACGAAGCAAAACAATCAATATTTAATTTAACAAAAATATATGAACAAGTTGATTTTAATGAAGACTGCAAAAGCGAATCGTTAATAACAACAGGTTCTTTTAATTGGCACGGTGGTGTAAAAGATAATCCAAACGGCGTTTTATTTGTACCAAATGAAAATGGTAGATTTAAAATTTCTTGGGTACCTGAATTAAATCTTCAGAACCGTTTAATAATGAAAAATGGATTAAAGTACCCAGCAAACGATCATATGGGTGCTTTTGGTTGTGATAGTTATGATATATCAGGTACTGTTGATTCTCGTGGATCAAATGGTTCACTACACGGTTTAACTAAGTTTTCTATGGAAAACGCGCCACCTAATATGTTTTTTTTAGAATATATAGCTAGACCACAGACAGCAGAGATGTTTTTTGAAGATGTGCTTATGGCATGTATATTTTATGGTATGCCAATATTAGCTGAAAACAATAAACCTAGACTGCTTTATTATTTTAAACGTAGAGGTTATAGAGGGTATTCAATGAATAGACCAGATAAATCTATTACTAAATTGTCTGTTACAGAAAGAGAAATAGGTGGAATACCTAATTCAAGCGAAGATATAAAACAAGCGCACGCTGCCGCTATAGAGTCATATATAGAAACACATGTTGGTAATTTAGGTGAATCTTATGGAAATATGTACTTTCAAAGAACATTAAATGATTGGGCTAGATTTGATATTAATAATAGAACAAAACATGATGCCTCTATTAGTTCTGGGTTAGCAGTAATGGCTTGTAATAAAAACAAATATAATCCTGTTTTTAAAAGAAAATTAGAAGTAAAACCACTAGGTTTTAAAAAATATAATAACGAAGGATATAGTTCACAAATAATACAATAAATGACATATACTAATTACGTAGGTTCATTTCCAAGTCAAGTAGTATCAGACGAAGAGAAGCAAGGTTACGAATACGGTTACGCCGTAGGTCGCGCAATAGAAGGCGAATGGTTTTCTGGAGACAGAGGTGGCATGGGAAATAGATACCAAAATAGTTGGTTAAATTTTCATAGACTAAGATTATACGCTAGAGGTGAACAATCTGTTCAAAAATATAAAGATGAATTATCTATTAATGGTGATTTATCTTATTTAAATTTAGACTGGAAACCAGTTCCTATTATACCTAAATTTGTAGATATAATAGTAAACGGTATGTCTCAAAAAATTTTTGATATAAAAGCTTACGCGCAAGATCCCGAGTCTTTAAAGCAAAGAACAAAGTATGCTGATGCTATAATGAAAGATATGTACGCTAAAGAAATAATTCAAGCTACAAATGAAGCTACTGGTATGGATTTTTTTAATAGCAACGATCCTAATAACATACCTGAGTCTCAAGATGAATTAGATCTTCACATGCAACTGTCTTACAAGCAATCTATAGAAATTGCAGAAGAAGAAGCTATAGAAAATGTTTTAGCAGCTAATAAATATGAATTAATAAAAAGAAGATTAATATCTGATTTAACTATAATAGGTATAGGTGCTGTAAAAACAGATTTTAACTTATCAAATGGTGTTACATTAAATTATGTAGACCCTGCTAATTTAGTTTATTCATATACAGAAGATCCAAACTTTGAAGACATATATTATGCCGGAGAAGTAAAATCTATTAGTTTAGTAGAATTAAAAAAACAGTTTCCTGGTTTAACAAATGATGAATTAAAACAAATAGAAAAGTTTCCTGGTGATGCAAATTATACTAGAAACTTTTATGCACAACAAGATTCTTATAATCAAGTTCAAGTTTTATATTTTGAATACAAAACATATACTAATCAAGTATTTAAAATAAAACAAACAGATCAAGGATTAGAAAAAGCATTAGAAAAACCCGATACGTTTAATCCGCCTGAAAGTGATAACTTTGAAAGAGTTGGAAGAGCTATAGAGGTTTTATATACTGGCGCTAAAATATTAGGTCATGAGATGATGTTAGAGTGGAAGATGTCAGAAAATATGACAAGGCCAAATTCTAACGTAACAAAAGTTAACATGAATTACTCTATATGTGCTCCTAGAATGTATAAGGGCATGATAGAATCAACAGTTAGTAGAATAACTGGTTTTGCTGATATGATCCAATTAACACATTTAAAACTACAACAAGTTTTATCTAGAATGGTTCCTGATGGTGTTTTTGTTGACGTAGATGGTTTAGCTGAAGTTGATTTAGGTAATGGCACAAACTATAATGCGCAGGAAGCACTTAACATGTATTTTCAAACTGGTAGTATAGTAGGTAGGTCCATGACACAAGATGGTGATTTGAATAGAGGCAAAGTTCCTATTCAAGAACTTCAAACTTCTTCTGGTAATGCTAAAATAGGGTCTTTAATACAAACTTATCAGTATTACTTACAAATGATTAGAGATGTAACCGGGTTAAACGAAGCTACTGATGCTAGTACTCCTGACGCACATGCTTTAGTTGGTTTACAAAAAATGGCAGCTGCAAACTCAAATACAGCGTTAAGACATGTAATGCAAGGTGGTTTATACCTAACATTAAGAACATGCGAAAACATAGCGTTGAGAATAGCAGATGCCTTAGATTATCCTTTAACTAGAGCTGCATTAATAGACTCTATATCATCTTATAACACTGGTACTTTAGAGGAATTACAGGAAAAAACATTACAAGACTTTGGTATATATTTAGAATTAGAACCAGACGATGAAATGAAAGCTCAATTAGAGCAAAATATCCAAACCGCATTAGCATCTGGTGGTATTGATTTAGATGATGCTATTGATATTCGTCAAGTTAAAAATATAAAATTAGCAAACGCTTTATTAAAACAAAGTCGTAAAAAGAAAGCTGCGAGAGATCAGGCTAATCAACAAGCGAACATACAGGCTCAAGCGCAGGCAAACTCACAAGCAGCTCAACAAGCTATAGAAGCTGAAATGCAAAAGCAACAGGCTTTAGCTGAAACAACAATACAAATTGAGCAAGCAAAAATACAGTTTGAAATAAATAAAATGCTTCAAGAGGCTAAAGTTAAAAAAGAGCTTATGGCTGAAGAATTTAGCTATAATATGAAATTAGCTCAAATAAAAGCACAAGCAGAAACACAAAAAGAACAAGAAATAGAAGATAGAAAAGATAATCGAATAGAAAAACAAGGAACACAAGAGTCTGAGTTAATAAACCAAAGACAAAACAACACTTTACCTCAAAGTTTTGAATCAGCAGGATTTGATGGACTGGGAGGGTTTGGATTAGAACAGTTTGATCCTAGATAAAGAATTATAAATTTTTAATTATATTATATTATGTCAAAAGAAACAGAAGTAAAAAAACCTGTTAAACAGGAAGGTGACTTTAAAGTTAAAAAGAAAGTGCCTAAAAAATTAATTGTACCAGAAGAAACTATTAAAATGGATCTTGCTGCAATTAAAAAAGAAGAACCTATTAAAGTAGATTTAACACAAAAAAACAAAGAAGATGCCATTCAAAAGCAAAGCTCAGAGGAAAGCGTGTTACGCGAAGAGGGATCCAAGGTGGAACTGCAAGATGTGGGACAAGGAGACAAAGGGGCCACTGAAAATGTTATTAAAGAAATACCAAGATCCGAAGAAGAAATAAAAAAAGTAAAAACAGAGGTAAAAGAAGCTATTAGAGATCAAGAAGTGTTAGGTAAAAAACTACCTGAAAACATTGAGAAGCTAGTTTCCTTCATGCAAGAAGTACCTGGTTCAACTATTGAAGATTATGTTAGGTTAAACGCTGACTATTCAAATGTTGATAATACCACTTTACTTAGAGAATATTATAAAAATACACGTCCACATTTAGAGTATGATGAAGTTAATTTTCTTTTAGAAGATAATTTTAAATATGACGAACAAGTGGACGAAGAACGCGAGATTAGAAAAAAGAAACTTGCGTATAAAGAAGAAGTTGGAAAAGCTAAAACTTTTTTAAATGGTCTTAAAGATAAATATTATGATGAAATCAAGTTGAAATCATCTTCTACTCCAGACCAACAAAAAGCTGTAGATTTTTTTAACCGATATAATGAAGATGAAAAAGTGAGACTTAAACAACGTGAAGAGTTTGAGCGCATAACTAAAGATACTTTTAATAAAGAATTCGAAGGTTTCGATTTTAATTTAGGAGAAAAAAGCTTTAGATATGGTGTTAAAAACCCTAACGAAGTAGTTGAAAATCAATTAGACTTAACAAATTTTGTTACGAAGTTCTTAGCAGATGACGGTAGTTTAAAAGATCCAAAAGGTTATCACAAAGCCATGTATGCTGCTAGAAATGCAGATACTATAGCTCAACACTTTTATGAACAAGGCAAAGCAGACGCTGTTAAAGACGTTGTAGCTAAGTCTAAAAATATTACTACAGAAACAAGAAAAGAAGGTGGTAATAACAGTGGAAGTGTTTTTGTTAATGGTATGAAAATTAAAGCAATAAGTGGTGCTGATTCTTCAAAACTAAAAATTAAAACAAAAAAATTTAACTAAAACAATTTAAAAATTATGAGTTTACAACCTCAATTTGGGAATTTAATCCCATCTCAAGCACAGGAAGTATTAAACAGCAACTACCTACAATGGAACAATGCTGCAGGTGCTAACTTCGTAGATTTTGCACAACAATATCTACCTGAAGTATACGAACAAGAAGTAGAGCGTTATGGAAACAGAACGTTATCTGGCTTTTTAAGAATGGTTGGCGCTGAAATGCCAATGACTTCTGATCAAGTAATTTGGTCTGAACAAAATAGATTACACATTGCTTATGACAATCTTACTTTAGCTGGTGCTAATGTTATTAACTGGGCAGGAACTCCTGCTAACGTAATAAACGTTATATCAGTTGGAGCTACTGTTGTGGTAATGGACGACTTTGGAGCTGAAGTAAAGTGCTACGTTAGTGCTTCTACTCCAGGCGCTGCTGGTGTCGGATCAATTACTGCTTTACCTTACACGGCTGCTACAATTGCTCTTGCTGGATTAGTAGGTCAAGTTAAAGTATTTGTATACGGTTCTGAATATGCAAAAGGATCATTAACTCCTAATAATACTGCTATTGCAGGTGCTGCATCTAACGGTTACATTAGTGTTGACCCACAATTTACTCAATTTTCTAACTCACCTATCATTATCAGAAACAAATACGTTGTAAATGGATCTGATATGGCACAAATCGGTTGGGTTGAAGTTGCTACTGAAGACGGAACTTCTGGATACTTATGGTATTTAAAAGCTGAGTCTGAAACTAGATTACGTTTCGAAGATTACTTAGAAATGTCATTAGTAGAAGGTGAGATCGCTGCTGCTGGATCTGGAGCAATTGCTGCTGCAAATGGTACGCAAGGTCTTTTTGCTGCTGTTACCGCAAGAGGTAATGTGCAAACAGGATTTACTGCTGCTGCTGGAATTGATGCATTTGATGCTATTTTGAAAAATTTAGATACTCAAGGAGCAATTGAAGAAAATATGTTATTTTTACAAAGACAAACAGCTTTGGATTTTGATGATATGTTAGCTTCTATTTCTGGTGGATACGCTGGAGGTACTGCTTTTGGACTATTTGAAAATTCTGAAGAAATGGCTTTAAACTTAGGGTTTAGCGGATTCCGTAGAGGATCTTACGACTTTTATAAGACTGATTGGAAATACTTAAATGATGCTTCTACAAGAGGTGCTATGGTAGGACCTTCTTCTATTGAAGGTGTATTAATTCCTGCTGGAACTTCTACAGTTTATGATCAAATCTTAGGAACAAACATTAGAAGACCATTCTTACACGTGCGTTACAGAGCATCTCAAGGAGATGACAGACGTATGAAGTCTTGGTTAACTGGTTCTGCTGGTGGTGCATTTACATCTGATCTTGATGCTATGGAAGTTAACTTCCTATCTGAAAGATGTTTAGTTGTACAAGCTGCTAACAACTTTGTATTGTTCAAAGGATTATAAAAATCCAAAATTAATGTAATTCTTACCCTCGTTATATTGACGGGGGTAATTATTACTTTTATAAATTATTTAATTATATTGTATTATGAAAAAAGAAACACCAAGTAATTGGGAAATTAGAGATAGAAGATATACTCTAAGAAATAACATGGAACCATTAACGTTTACAATTCCTTCTAAACATACGAGAAAGCACTCGCTTCTTTATTTTGATGAAGAATCAGGTAAACAAAAAGAATTAAGATACGCAACAAACCAAGATTCTCCTTTTGTAGAAGATCAAAAAGGTGAGGTAACATTGGGTCACATTGTCTTTCAAGACGGTGTTTTATTTGTTCCAAAAGAAAAACAAAATTTACAAAAACTATTATCATTATATCACCCTTCAAGATTAAAGTCTTATGACGAGTTTAACGCTGTACAAGAAGCAACTGACGAATTAGGTTTACTTGAATTACAAGTAGCTGCAATGACTTACGCTAAAGATATAGATATAGATCAGGCAGAGGCTATACTAAGGGTTGAAATTGGATCTAAGGTATCTACGATGGGTTCTAAGGAACTTAAAAGAGATTTGTTAATATTTGCTAGATCAAATCCACAACTCTTTATAGAGCTAGTTAATGATGAAAATGTACAATTAAGAAACTTTGCTATAAAAGCTTCAGAGGCTGGTATAATTAGTTTATCTCCAGATCAAAGATTTTTTACGTGGGCTAGTAATAAAAAGAAACTAATGACTGTTCCTTTTGATGAAAATCCTTATTCAGCTATGGCTGCTTTCTTCAAAACAGACGAAGGTGTAGAAATATTTAAATCTATCGAGAAAAAGTTTAAATAACATGTAATACTAATATAGGGCTCGTTTACTCGGGCCCAATATTATAATAAAAATAAAAAATGGCAATAAACGTAGATCAAGTCTATAAAACAGTCTTGTTAATAATTAACAAAGAACAAAGAGGCTATTTAACTCCAAACGAGTTTAACAAATTAGCAACTCAAGTTCAATTAGAAATTGTTGATGGTTATTTTGAAACAATAAATCAACAAATGCGTGTGCCACAAAATGATAGCGAATACGCTGATAGATATAAAAGCGTGCAAGAAAAATTAGACGCTTTTAAAGAAATAGGCACGTGCGCCTATACAGCACCAGTTGGTAGTAATCCAGCTTTTTTTAGCCCACCATCTTCTTCAGGTGCGGCAAGCGGAACACAAGTTTTCGCAACAGTTTTAAATGCAACATCATATACACTAACAACAATAACACAAGCTCAAGTAGAAGACAGTACTGTAGTTGTTACACTAGAAACACCAACAGGTGCGGCTGGTTTACCTTACACTAACTTTACTATAACTGGTGGAGCATTACAACTAACTGCCGGCGCAATCGCCGCAGGTAGTACTATAAGAATTACTTTATATCCACAGAACTTTTATAAACTAGGTACTGTTTTATATAAAGATGATAAAGCCGTTGAGCCTGTTCAAAGAAATGAATTAGCTTTACTTAATTTATCTACAATAACAAAACCTAGTGATTATTTTCCTGTTTATATATTTAATAATAATCAAATAATAATATATCCTCAAACAATAAATGGAAACGTTCAAGCTACATATGTAAGAAAACCTGCTGATGTTGTATGGAATTTTACAGCAACAGGACCTAGCTTTTCTTATGTTTGGGATCCAACTACATCTGTTGACTTTGAGTTAAATATAACAGAACAATCAAATGTTATACTTCAAATATTACTTTATGCGGGTGTTGTTATTAAAGATCCAATGATTATTCAAGCTGCATCAGCTGAAATACAACAAGAAAAACAAAACGAAAGAAACTAACATAACATGGCTATACAACCACAAAATAATGGACTAATAACTGAGAATAACGAGCAATACTATGCTGGATCTCAAGGTTTTAGAGGGGCTGCTGTAGGAGTGGGTGGTCAACAATTTATAACAGACTTTGACACGCCACTGTTTTTAGGTAGTGCTACAAGTTGGAATCCTACAAGTCCTGATTATGCTTTAAATAATTTTAAGGTATATACTAGCTCTAGCGGCATGGCTGGTTCGTGGTCTGAATGGATTACAGAAATTGTTCTTAGTAATAACAATAAGACAATAACATTAACAGCTGACCCAGGCAACAATGCATATATTGTTGTGCAGTTAACTATATTAACCGGTGGTAAATATGGTCAAACAGAAGCTGAAAAAGCTTATGGTCAAACCGTAGAAGATAATTACGGTAGTTATCAATATATAAAATTAAATGATATTATAAACAATTTTTCAGTTGGATACGTTGGTCAAGACAAATTACTACCTAATACAAAAAGAAGTGATATTATATTTTTTGCAAAAAGAGCTATGCAAGAATTTAGTTATGATACTTTAAAAAGCATTAAATCAGCTGAACTAACTATACCAGACTCTTTAACGTTAGTTATACCTCAAGATTACGTTAACTATGTAAGATGCTCTTGGATTGACGCCTTAGGTGTTAAGCATATTATTTACCCAACAAATAACTTAACTATAAGCCCTTATTATACACAAGCTCAAGATTCAGAGGGTATTCCAACACAAGATAATTTTGGAAATGATTTAGAAGGAACTTCTATAACTCAAGAAAGATGGCACACTGCTAGTTCTAGACTTTTAACAGATTTAGATGGTAACGCTATACCTAATTCAGCTGATCAATCCGAATATGGTTATGGCTGGGAAGGTCTTTTTGGCTTTGGATATGGAAGACTATATGGTCTTGATCCACAAACAGCACAGGGAAATGGTTGGTTTAATATAAACGAAAGAGAAAACAAACTTTCTTTTTCAAGCAATTTAGCTGGTAGATTAATTGTTTTTGAATATATTTCAGATGGATTAGCTTATGATCTAGATAGTAGAGTTCCTAAAATGGCAGAAGAAGCTATGTATGCCTCTATACTATATTCTTTAATATCTACTAGAATAAATCAACCAGAATATGTAGTACAAAGATTAAGAAAAGATAAAATATCTAAATTAAGAAATACTAAAATAAGGTTGTCAAATATAAAACTTGATGAAATATCACAAGTAATGAGAGGTAAATCTAAATGGATTAAACACTAAAATTAAATGGCAGAAGCTAAAAATAATTTCATTAAGTCTAAAATGAATAAAGACTTAGATGAAAGATTAATTCCAAATAACGAGTATAGAGACGCTTTAAACATAGCTGTTTCTAGATCAGAATCTAGTGATGTTGGCGCTGTTGAATCTATATTAGGTAATAATATTACAGCTGTTGGAGAGACAACTGGTTTTAGTATTATAGGAACCTATGCTGATGAGTCTAATAATAGACTTTATTATTTTAGAACAAACCATGCTAATTGCGCTATAAAAGCTCCTTTAACCGCAACTTGTACTATTGGTTTTCTTCAAACTAGAACAAATACTAACAACGTTTTAGTATCAGGTAGTTTTTTAAATTTTTGCTCTGGAAGTAGAATGGAAGGTATTAGTTTAATTGAAAACCAATTATTCTTTACTGATAATAGAAATCAACCAAGAAAAATAAATGTAGACCAACCGCTGGGTTATTATTTTAACGAAGATCAAATATCTGTTGCTAAATATGCTCCGCTTAATCCACCTGAATTTTTAAATTTAAGAGCTAGCGCTTCAGAGCAAGCGCCACCTTTTATAGATGTATTATTACCTTCTACAATGTCTGACGCGGCTGATCCAGCTGTGGTTGAATTAGGTATATATTCTATAAGCAGTTCTAATCTAGCTGTAAAAAGATATAAAAACGGTGACGCTATACCCGAGGCTACATCACAAACAGCTTGGGCTGATGCTGATACAAATCAAGAAGGTAGATGGTGTTACTACGCTAACTACAATGGTAATGGAGTTACGTATGGTTTATTATATAATAAATGGGCTGTTCTTGACGCTAGAGGTTTAGCACCAATTGGTCATAGAATACCAACAGCTACTGAATATAGTCAAATAATTGGTATTGCTGGTACTTTATCGTCACCATATAAAAGTGAATTTTTATGGGATAATCCTGGAAATGATTTAAATGGATTTAGCGCATTACCAGGTGGATATAGAAATTCAACTATTAGTACAGCTTTAGGTTTTACCAACTTAACAACCGAAGCTAGGTTTTGGGCATCTGACACTAGTAGCAATTCGTATTTTAGAGTTCCACCTTCTGGCGCAGGTGTTACCGTTGAAACAAATGGAAGTACAATAGATGGTTACTCTGTAAGAGTTATAAAAGATGCTGGTTATACTGGTTGGACAGGCGATCCTGATTACATTAAAGATAAATTTGTAAAGTTTGCATATAGATTTAAATTTGATGACAACGAGTATTCTGTTGTTTCACCTTTTAGTCAAGATGTTTTTATACCATACCAAGAAGGTCAATTTGTTAATGATGATGAAAATCTAGCATTTATAACTACTGTTGTAGAGTTTATGCAAAACTCTATAAACAATGCTGTGTTGAATATAGAATTACCTTGTATAGATATAATTAATAAATATAAAATAAAATCTTTAGATATAATATTTAAACAGTCTGATATGCAGGCTTATCAAGTTATAGAAACTATAAAAGTTGATGCTAATTTTATAACTAATTTAAAATATACAAATATATATCAATATTCTTACGAATCTAGGCATGCTATTAGAACGCTACCTGCTTCTCAATCAGTAAGAGTTTATGATAAAGTACCTGTTAGAGCATTAGCTCAAGAAACATCAGGCAATAGAATAATGTATTCTAATTACTTAGAAGGTTATAGTGCACCTATTGGTTTAGATTACTACGTAGATGTTACTGAAAAAAGCGCACAACAATTTGTTGAATATCCTCAACATTCCGTAAAACAAAACAGAAACTATCAAGTTGGTGTTATATTAGCAGATAAATATGGTAGACAAACAGATATAATACTATCTAACTATGATGGATTATTAGACGCTAATGGAGATCCTCAGCCTGGTTCTAATTATTTTTATGATTATAAAGCAGCTAGTTTCAGTAATGATGTTCAACCGTGGAAAGGTGATAATTTAGCTTTATATTATTTACAACAAATACCTGAAGACGTAAACGCTAACGGCGTTGCTGGTTATCCAGGTGCTTATGCAAAAGGAAATTATTATACAGTTGATATTAAAACAGGAAGCGCGCCTAGTGCATTATACCCTTATTTTAACAGCATAGGAACACAGTGTATTGTTGCAACTTTAGCACAAGTTAATTTTGATACAATAATATTATATGCCGACGCGACTAATTCAGCTAACACTTTTAATGTTCTTATAGATAATGGAAATGGTTGGGTATTACAAAGCCCTAGTTCATATACTATTTCTCAAGACGGTATAAATACTGATGTAGATTTTTATCCAACACTAACAGGAGAAACTACAAACGTAACTGGTAATCCAAGTACAAGTTACAGTATTATAAACTTAACACCTTCTTCTGATGAGCCATCTATAGGTTCTACAGTTACAGGAACAGGTATAACTACTGGAACAACTGTAACTTCTTATGATTCTTCAACAGGAATTGTAACGTTTAACTTTTCTTCAAACTTGTCAAATGGAGTTACATTAAGTTTTAATTCAGGTGTTACTTTAGGTAGCACTGTTAAATTTGAAGTTTTATATACTTCTGCAAATTTATACAAGTATACGACAGGAGCTGCCTCTAGCACAAATAGACCTTTATTTCCAACGTGGCCAACAACTTATTCTACTTACTATGCTGTTGGAAAAAAACTAAGAGGTTTATACATAGATTACACAGAAATAACAAGCGTAACTGCATTGAGTGATGCAAGCGGTGTTAGAGCTGTAGAGTTTTTTACACAAGAAGAAGTTGCTACTAATTATTTATTTGACGACACACCTGGTACCAGACCCGAACCTAGTATATTTGGTCAAGAAAAAACATTTGTAACTTATGATATAAATGTAAATGGTTTTTATGGTTATAAGTTTGCTACTAAACAACAGCAACAAGACTACTATAATGTATATCTACCGGGAATAATAAATGGATATCCAATTAAAGGTGAAACAAAAGAGCAGGGAGACACAGCTTATTCTACGCTTATAACAGATAATATAAATAAAATACCTAGAAACTTAGAAGATGTAGGGCCTCTGCAAAATCAATTCACTAGTGATGTTTCTTTATTTGGTAGAGTAACAAATATTAATACTATAGAAGATGCTACTGGCGTTTATAAAACGGGTAATAGACAGTTTGATCCTGTGCCCTCGGCTGACCAAGTTGATTTAGTGGGTACTGTAAGTGATTTATTCCCTGGTTTAATCGCAGCTTCTACTCCTCAGCCAGGAGATGTAAATCCAGAAGCTATTTACAATTATAATACTAAACCTGTGTTGTTTCAAGTATCAACACAAAAAGCAATAGGACTAACAGAAGATCAATACACATTACCTGTTCTTGGGGAAGGAAACTTTCCATATCCAGAAGACATGTATTTAGCTGTTTATGAAACCGCACCCTATGTTTCTCCTTTAGAAATATTTTACGAGTCTTCTACTTCAGAATTAGTGTCTGATTTAAATGAATCTTTAGTTAATGAAAATACTAACATAACAGGAATATCTAGTTTTACTTCTAATTTTCCTGAATCAGCTCAAGTAGGTACAATAATAACAACCGACTTTTTTCCAACAGCTGGAGGTGTTAATGTTACAACTGCTAGTTTATCTAGCTACACTGTTTATAACTACTTTGATCAATCACCAGACACAGGAACTTTAGATACAACTGTTTTACAAAATCCAAAATTTAATATTGAAGCTGGTTCTTCTGTTGGTAGTTTTAGAATAGTTACAGCAGATAGGTTTTACGCTGGTTCATCAGCTGAGGTTGGTTTCTTTGTAGACTGGAGAGGTAAATATCAATTTAATTTAACATTTGTTCAAGAAGATGGAATAACATCTACTCAAACTTTAGAGATAGATTTAGAAAATGTAGCTCCTGTTATAGATAGAATAAATGTCAGCGCAACAGTTGTTAACTATGATGTAGACATTGTTCAACCTAGCACATCAACGAGCACAACTCAACAGTCTAATAAAGGTAGAAACGGCTCTGCAAAAGCATATAGTTTAGGTGATACAACTAGTTTAACTGGATCTACTTTTGAATTAAACCCACCAAATGGAAACGCATGGGAAGTAGATAAAATAACAATAACAGATTTAACAACAGCAGGAACAACAGTAATTCCTGATAATGGTGAATTAATAAGTGATTACATACAGGTGGCAACTGGTACCCAAAAATCAGTAACACAACAACTTGTTATACCAAATACAGATTGGTTAACTTTTGTTTTAAAAGGCGCTTTAAATAGTACTGGTGGTCAATCAAATGGGCCAATGAACACTGCTAATAAAGGTTATCTTATAAACTTAAGATTAACAGATACTTTAGGACTTACTAATACTTCAGCAACAATAAGTTATAATGTTGGTGCGTCTTTATTTTTTGGTCAAGTTATTGCTACGCCATACTTAAGTGGAATTGATCCAACAGGAAGAGTTACTAATGGTAATGGAAGTGATGTTTCAAACAGTACGCTTCAAAACCCATCACAAGGTGGAGCGCCAAGGTGGACTGGCCAAATACAAAACTGGACATCAAACACAGTATATTTATACGTACAAGTTACAATAGGTAGTGCATCACAACAAACAGGTCAAGCTCAAGCTATAAACGTGAGAGGTGTATATGGAGATGGAACCACTTCTTTTACAGATGCTACAGGTGCTTCTTTTGGGTTGAATGCTGATGGAGCTATTCAATCAGTTGTAGTCTCAAATGGTACTCAAGGTAATTCAAGTACACTAAACCAATTTGCGATGTTATCTCCTTTTACAGCTAGTTCTGCTGGAGTTTCTCAAGTTGATTTTGGTAGCGCTGTGACTGCTGGTATGAGACCTGGTGGAAAAGCTAGTAATTATGGATTACCTGATTGCTCTGGATCTGCTATAATTGGTGGTGGTGTAAAACTAACAACTCAAGGTGGATCATATGCAAATAATGTATATGCCGCTATTATAGCTAGTACATCGCCACAGTCAGCTGGAAACGCAACTATATTAGCTAACTCTTTTGGTATTGTTTATGAAGGTCCTATATCACCTCCTTGGTATGAGCCTAGCGGATCTAATGACCCTAGTATAAACCCAACTATAACACCTGTTCCAGTAACTACATAGGTAATTAATATAAAAAATAAGTAATTATAATATAATATGGCAATTGTAACCCCGGTAAAATACTATAACACATACGTTCTTAAGAAATTAGTTCAAGGGCCTATTTCAGCTTCTTACAATTGGTTTGTAGAAGAAGCTAGAATAAGAGGTGGTTATAACAACGTGCAAACGGGTTTATCTCCTAGAGCATTTTTAAGATCTGATGATAGTTCTCAGCAGTCTTTAGGAAATTCTATTATATATTCAGGTATATTAAACTCTAGAACTGGCGTAAATCAGTCTAATCAGTTTCCTTCAGGTGAAGACATAACAAGATCTGTAGATCCAACAAAAGGTACTATACAAAAGCTTTACGCTGAAGATACTAATTTAATAATATTTCAAGAAAACAAAGTAAATAGAGCTTTAATAGATAAAGATGCTGTTTATACTCAAGAAGGAGTACCTATGCAGACAACATCAAATGTTGTTATAGGCGCTATAGTTCCTTACGCTGGGGAGTGGGGTATAAGCAAAAATCCTGAAAGCTTTGCTGTATATGGATATAGAAAATATTTTACTGATGCTAATCAAGGAGCTGTTTTAAGACTGTCTCAAGATGGTATAACAGAAATATCAAGTTATGGTATGTATGATTTTTTTAGAGATAAATTTAATACATTACCTGATCCTTTAGCTATTGGTGGTTGGGATATTCACAACAAGTGTTATACTCTTTCTTTAAAAGATAAAACATTAAGCGTTACGCCTGAAACACTTAGTTTTGATGAACAAACTCAAGGTTGGACTAGTAGGTATAGTTATGTTCCTTATAACTTAATAAGCCTTCAAAGTAATTTTTATTCTACTAATTCTGGTGGAATATATATACATTATAATGAATCGGTGCTTCGAGCAACTTTTTATGGTAACACATATGAATCAACTGTTACTAGTATATTTAACAAACAGCCATCTGCTATTAAAAGTTTTAAAACTATAAATTATGAGGGAGGTATAAACTGGGCGATGACTTCTATATCTACAGACTCTGGAGACACTGCTAGATTTATAAACGCATATACAATGCCTTTAACACTAGCTGATCTTGAAAACTCATTGTTTAGTAATGAATTTAAAAAGAAAGAAGATAAATACTTTGCTAATTTAGTTAACACAAGCGCAGATAGTTCTGGTGAAGTTGTTTATGGCGCTTCTATATCTGGAATAAAAGGATACACTGCTGAGGTTAAATTTACAGCAACAAATAATAAAGATACTGGAAACAATGAATTGTTTGCAATATCTACAGAATTTAAAGAATCATCATATTAAATAAAATTAAATGAAATTAAAAGCAAGAACTTTGCTAGAACAAGATTACAACATGTTAGAAAAATGGTGGCTTGGTTGGGGTTGGCCTGTGGTAAGTAAAGAAATACTACCAGACAACGGCACTGGTGGAGTAATGATTGAACATGAAGGTAAACCTATAGTGGCTGGTTTTATATATTGGAGTAACTCTGGTATGTGCTGGTTTGATTGGGTTATATCAGATCCAAAAGGAAATAAAAGAGCAAGACCCTTTGCTGTTAAGTTTTTAATAGAAACTGTAGAAAAAATGGTTAAAGATGCTGGTAAAAAATGTATAATGTCAATAAGCAGAAGCAATAGTCTATTAAAAATACACAAAAAATTAGATTGGGTTATTGATGAAAAACCCTCACACGAAATGATAAAAAGAATAATTTAAAAATAACAATATGGCAGCAGTTACAGCAGCAGCAGTCGGCGGTGTACTATCAGCTGGCGCAGGAATGGTAGGCGCTAATCAAGCAGAAAAAGCAGCAAAAGGTGAAAGAAACAGAGCAAGAGCAGAGAAAAAACGTCTTGAAGACGAGTTAAGGGCTTTAGAAGATTCTAGACAACCTATAATAAATCCGTATGCCAACGTTAAGGATCTTAGTGGAAACCTTAGTAATCCTTATGCAAATTTAGGGGTAGCTACACAAGCTGCTGAGTTTCAAGCAGAGCAAGCTGAAATTGGTTTATCTAATACTTTAGATACATTAAGAGCAACAGGTGCAAGTGCGGGTGGAGCTACGGCATTAGCTCAAGCTGCTTTAGCTAGTAAAAAACAAATATCAGCAAGTCTTGAAATGCAAGAAGCTTCTAACCAAAGATTAGTTGCACAAGGTGACGAAAAACTACAACAGTTAGTAATGTCTGAACAACAGAGGTTACAAAATGCAGATGTAATGGGTCAACAGTTTATGTTTGGCGCTAGAGACAATAGAGAAAATCAAAAATTAAACAGAGCGGCAGGTATGTTAGACAACGCAACTGCTGATCAAAGATCTGCGGAAGCTGCTTATGGTCAGGCGCAAGGAGCTAAATTTGGCGCTGCACAAACTATGTTGGGTTCACTTCCTGGACTCTTCATGAAACCTTAGAATCTAAAAAAATAAATTATGGCTGGAGCATACGAAAATCCACAAAGAATAACAGGAGATACATACGCTAGTGCACTTACTAAGCAGATAGCAAATAACAATGCTGCAGTCTCTCAAAGAGCACAAATAAACGAGCAGGAAGCAAGAAGAGCTCAAGAAAAAAAAGAAAACGAACAACGTAGAATTATAGAGAACATGCAACGTGTTCAATCTAATGCTGATATTTGGAATTTAGAGCAAATGAATAAACTTGCTACAGCTCCTAAAACAAGCGCTATTCAAGACGAGTTAATGAAAACTTTAAATGATAGAATAGGTGTTGCTACAGATGCTCAGATTTATTTAAAAACTCAATTTGGTGACGAGAAAGCAAGAGTATCTGCACAGAAAGCTATAACTGACTACTACGATTTATTAAACTTAACTAAAACAGCAACAGAAAATTTTGCTGCAACTGGTAAATATTGGAGAGAAAACGCTGCTAAAATAGGTAAAGATATAACTATTATTGGAAGTACACCAGAAGAAATAGCTAATAATCAATTTTTTGTTAATGCGATAGGTAGTGTTTATGAGGCAGATTTTCAAATGGTTTATGATCAAGAAAAAAATGATATAATGATTAAGGTTTCTGGAAACGAACCTACTAGAACAGAAAATGGTGAATTAATTGAAGGCGATTACAGAGAAAAATATATTAGTGCTAGAGCTTGGAACGCTCAAACAGCAGAGGGAAAAGAATTTGAATTTGTATCTAATGTACCTCAAATAGTTGATGAAAGTTTAGAAAGAATGAAGCCGGCGGACAGAACGCCTAATAATGATGGACTAGGTATAATAAAAGCAAATGGTCAGTTTGCTGACAAATATTGGACTGGAGAAGAAATATATAAAGACAGAATTAATACTAGTACAGGTGGTTCTAGAAGAACAGAAGAAATTAGAAGATACCTAGATGTTGGTGCTGTCAGAAATGACATGCTTAGTATATTAAAATCTAAAGTTCAAGGTGTTAATGGAAACGTTCAACAAGCAGCTAACGCTTGGAATATAGATTTAAAACAATTAAATGAGGGTATAGAAAATGAATATCAAAATGTTCAACCTACAGACGAACAGTTTGAGCAAGTGTTGTTTGATCAAATACTAAAAGCTAGAGTTTCTGGTTTAGAAGTAGACGATCAGGGTAGATATTATATTTCTAGTGGTAGATCTATAGTTCAACCTAAAGCACGTAGCACACCTAAAGCTTCAAATATAGGTTATAGAACCACATATTATAACAATATTGTATTAGGTGCTGGAGATAGCAGTCAAAGTAACACTAGTGTAACTCTTGATAATTTAATGAAAATCACAGGACCAAGCGATAGATATATGACAAAAGATCAAACTTTTGACGTTTGGTTAAATACACCTTATGCTGATTTTGAAGGATCACCAACAAATAGAGAGCATTATGAAAATGAAGGTGAAAGTGCTCAAAGCGCGTTTGATAAATTAGTTCCTAGAAAAGGTTTATATAAAATAATAAGTAACAAACCAGTGTTTGCAGGTGATTATGATTTTGACAGCGCTGAAGAAAGACTTAAGTTTGCTTTAGATAATACCACAGCAAGTGAAAGAAAAGCTATTCAAAATGAAACAGTGTTATTCAAAAGAGCTAGACAAGTAGATTGGATGAGTGCAAATCCTAAAAGAACAGACGAAACTTTAGTTGAATATGCTGAGCGAATGGATAAAGCAATTAAATAATAAAACATGGAAATATATATCTTACCAAGCGGAGAAGAAGTAGATCTTACTGGATATCCTGAAAATCAAATAGTAATGTGGTTATCAAATAATCCTGGAGCTACAAAAAAAGCTGGGGGCAATGCAGCGGGTGCAAATGCAACGCCTCAGAACAACATGTTCGCACCTCAAGAAGATACGGAATCAGTTTCGGAAACTATTTCTTTGGACTTACCAACAGGTAGTCAAGAAGATCTATATGGTTTACCAGAAAATATAACACAACAAAGTAGCAATATTAGAGGTGCTTTACAGAATCAGTTTGGTAAGTATAATGAAAAAGATTTATTACCTACCGAAAGATATGGAGACAGCATGGCTTCTCAACCTTTTTTTGATGATGACAATATACAAGCTGCTGTAGATAATAATTTTATAACTGAAGATGATTTAATTATAGCTGGTTATAAAGAAAGTCCTGAAGCTATATCTGTATTGCAACTAGTAAGTGATGATGAAAAAAACAGAGCTAGAAGAAAAATAAGTGCTTTTCAGTCTAAAAGTGATAGCGAGATAGACAGTTACATTGATTTAAGAAAATTAAATCAACCTTATATATATGAAGACTCATATGTTGCTGAAAACGAGCAGGTAAACGAAGGAATGAAAATGTATTCTCCAGAACTAGCTGAAATGCTAGGTGAAGGAACTTCTTTTGTTGATGAAATGTACGACAATGATGCTCTTTCAAGTAGAAATATAAACACTAGAGATTTTGGAGGTTTTTTACAAGCTAAAGGTTATGATAAAGATTTAAAAAGATTTCTAGAGTTAGACATGGATAAGAGAAATTATGGTAATTATTATAAACCAGAACTAGCTCTTGAAGCAAAAAAACTACAATACTTAAACTTATATGTTAACGATCAACTTCAGAGAGATATAAAGCAACAACAGTTGATGTATGAAAAACAAACTGGTATTGATCCAAAGACTATAAATAAAAAGTTTAATATTTCCAATGAAAATGTTTTATTACAAGATTATGAAAACTTAATAAAACAAGAATTTCCATTAATATCTGTAAAACTAGAAGAACAAGACGAAAAAAACCAAATAGAGTATCAAAAACTACTGGAAGATGGCGGTAATATTGGTGCTGGTAAATTTTTATTAAATCTAGCAGGTGAAGGTTGGAACGGGTTAAGTGGTGCTATAGAAAGTTTTAGCGCAAGTGCATATGGTTTATTGCCTGGTGACTTTTTTGAAGGTGTTTCAGAAAGTATCAGAACAGAGTTAGCTCTAGAAGAAATGGGTGTTGTTGGTACTAAATACAATACTTTTGGTAGATACGTCAGTGCTATAGGTTATGGATATTTAGATCCCGAAACTAATATTGAATATGTTATAGATTCTAATAACCAAATAATAGATACAACTAATAAATTAAATGCAACTCCTTTTTTAACACAAGAACAACAAGATAATATAAGAACTAAAGCTAGAAAAGGAAATAGAAAAGTATCTTCTTTTAGTGTATTAGGTGCTTTTGATGCTGGTGCTAATGTTATAGGTGATTTGTTTTTTCAAATAGCCTTAACAAGAGGAATGGGCAATGGTATAAGGGCAGTTGGTGGTTTTACTAAAGGATTAGGTGTTTTAGGAAAAACAAGAAGTTTTTTAAAATCAGTACCTATTAAAAAAAATATGGCTGATGCTATAATAGGTCAAAGTACTTTAGGTTTTTCTAGAGGATACGAAGAAACATTAAAGCAAGCTAGACAAGCTGGTATAAATGATCAAGAGGCAAGTCAATTAGCTTCTATAGCTTCTATACAAACAGGTATATTATATGCTTTAACAGCTCCTATATCGCCTCAAACAAAAGCAACGGATGCTATTTTTGGTAAAATAAAAAACGAATACATAAAAGAATCTTTAGAAGCATACGTTAAAGGTGGTTTTAGAAGCTTTGGGCAAAAGTTAGCGTCAGGCGCTAAAACTCTTTTTAATTTAAGTGGTGAAGGTATTAAAGAAGTTTTTCAAGAAAACATACAGCAGTCAGGTGAAACATTTGTTGTTAACAAACAAGTAAATGAATCCGCTGGTAAAAAAATAATGAAAGATACTATGTCTATGCAAGATTTTATAGACACTACTGTGCTTTCGTTTTTTGCTGGTGCAATAATGCCTGGCGCTGGGGTAGCTGTAAAAGGTGCTAAAAAATCAGCTAGGCAATTACTAGGTATGGGTGCTGTAGATAGATTTAACAATTTAAGTTTGTTATCTTATAAGAAAAAGAAAGTTAAAAAAATATTAGCAGATCAAGTTAATCAAGGTATATATACTCAAGAAGAAGCAGATCAGGTTTTACAAGAAATAGATGCTTTTAATAACAACATAAATAGAATGCCTACCGACATAAGCGCTCGAGCTGCTGAAGAAATACTAGGTGATCTTAACGAAGTTGGTAAACTAAGAAATCAACGTAAAACAGAGGACAAATCTTTTAATGCAGCTACAGACGAAAGAATAAAAGCTTTAGATGAGAAAATACAAAGAGTATATTATAATGATTTAACTGCTAGAAAATCAGGAATAATAACTGCTGCGATAAAAAAAGGTATTATAACTAATACTGAATGGAAAGAAGTTAATTCTGTTCAAGAAGCTAAAGATTTTTTAATAAACGAATTAAACTACACCCCTGAAAAAGCAGATTTTACTTCACAACAATACGGAAGTATAATAGATTTTGATGGGAAAAAAATTGTTTTAATAAACAATGACAAAGCCGCTAAAGGTGGAAGAATAGGGGTTAAACAACATGAGTTTTTACATGGATTAATTTATGAAACAATAAAAAATGATCCTGAAGCTGCTATATTATTAGGTAAATCTTTATTAGGTGAAATACTTAAAATACAAGAAAGACTTTCTAATAATGATTCTAAATTAACTGCTTTGCCTGCTAAGTTTTTAAAAGATTTTACTGGTTATATAAATTATTATAAAAACAGTATTGCTGGAATTGAAGCAGATTTAAAAGCTGGAACAATAACAAAGTCTGAATATAATAATAAAGTATCAACAGAACTAGGTAAACAGTGGGAAGAAGTTTTAACTCTTTATTCTGAAGCTATAGATGTTGGCGCTGTTACATATAATGAAGATGTTTTTACTAAATTAGCAGATGTATTTAGACAGGTTTTACAATTTCTAGGTGTTAGAGATGTTAAATTTGGTTCAGGTAGAGATGTTTATAATTTTATAAAAGACTACAATAAATCTATGAACAATAGAGTTATGTCTTTAGATAAAAATAAGGCATTTAAAAAATTAGGAACAAAAGGTGCTGAAGTAGATAAAAAAGCTTTAAAAAAAGAAACTAATGAACTTCTTGATGAAAAGAAAGTTTCAAAACCAAAGCCGGTTAAAGAACCTGTTAGTCAAGATAATTATACTTTTGATGAAAAATTTGCATTAAAAACAACTTCTAGGTCTAATGCTGATGAGTTTAAAAATACTATAAACTCTAAATATAATAAAAACAAATGGGCAAACATAGCACCTGATGATATAGTTTTCTATGAAATATTAGAGCAATATGAAACACCAATACTTTCTAAAGCTCAAACATTATACGGATCTCTACCTGATTACAGTGCTGAAGACATGTTGCAAGAAACTCAAATAGCTTTATTACCTCATATAAGAAATTTTAATAAAGAATTTTTAAATCTTAGAGAAAACAAAAGAAAAGAGTTACAAGATGATAATTTAAGTTCTAATGAAATAAACAACACTTTAAATAAATTAGACGAAAAAGGTTATAAAAACAAAAAAGGAGAACTTATAACTCAAAATGACAATTTAAATGGTTGGATAAATTCTCAACTTAGAAATAAAATGAAAGCAGCGCTTAAAACAGGTAGCGTTACTTCACAAAAATACACAACTGATATAGATGACAGAATAACAGCATCCATTTTAGACGTAGATAATGATGTTTTAGAGCAAGAAAAACAATCTTATGAAAAAGATCAAGATCAATTAATTGAACTGCTTAAAGATCCTAATTTTGGCTTTACAGATGTAGATGGAAAACCTATAGAGATACAAGGTATACCGGTTGGTGGTGATTTTGCTCTCGATGCAAATGACCCTGGTATAGCTGTTAACAGAAGACTAGCAACGGTTTCTGACCCTAAAGAAAGAGCTGAACTAGAAAGACAAAAAAGAGATTTAAAAAGAGGTTTAGAACTAGAAAACAAGCAAAGCTTAACAAACGCTGAAGCTAAAGAATTAAAAGAATTAAAGTCTTTTAAAACATACAGTCTAGGGTCTGGCGGAATGGTTAAAACATATGAAGCTTATTCTGAGTTAGTTAGTCCTGCTAAAATTATAGTAGCTGAAGTTAAAAGAGAAATATTAAACTCTCGTAACATTGAAAATCTAGACTTTAAAAACTTTAAAGAAAAATTAGCTATATTATCACAAACACTAACAAGAAGAATGACTTTTAAAAATTCTTCTTCATTAGAAAGTTTTATGTTTGATAATTGGAAATTAATATTTGATGTTATAAACAATCCTATTGATCCAGTAACAGGTGAGTCTACTTACGCAATAAAAAAATTACCACCAAGACTTAAAGATTCTGATAATCAAGGAAAACCTAGAAAAATTAAAAACTTAAATGTTGCTAGTTTTTTACAAAACTATTTTGGTTTAGACGAAGCCACTAGAATAATAGACAAGCTAGCTAAAAACAATAAGCAAAAACTATTAAACAGCTTTGACCCTGTGGAGCAAGGTAGAACAGGTAAAACACTGTGGGCTACTGCTTATTTTGACAGAAGAACAGCTTTGATGGAATTATTTGGAGATGTTCTTGTTTTGCAAGAAGCTAGAAACGCAGTAAGAGATGATGCTTTTTTAGAACAATTATCTAAAAGAAATGTTGATTTATACAGAGATCTTAAAAACACAAATATAAGAAACAAAGTTTTAAACAACTTAGCTAGAGGTAAATCACCTAGTGTTAAGTTTAGTTTAAATACTAAAGCAGATTTAAAATGGTCTGATAGTAGTATGATACCTGGAGATCCAAATTCAGATCAAATGTATAATGCTTCTTTTGTTGTTAACGGTAAAACTTATTTACTTAACTTAATGCCTAAAGGAAAAGACAGTTATGAATTTCAATTTGCGTTAATGAAAGATGTAACTTTTGATAGGTCTGGAGAAACTATTACAGGTACAATACCATCAACAGAAATATCAGGAACTGGTGATTCTTTTAAAGTAATGAGTATTGTTGCCAATGGATTGTTAGAGGCTGTTAATAAGTTTAATATAAAAAATATAACTTTTGATTCTGAAGCTAAGTCTAGAACTAGATTGTATGGAAGATTAGCTAACATGTTTAGATCAAGATTTAATTACGAAGTTAATGAAGCAAATGAACAAGGAATTGTTTTTGATGAATTTACTTTAACAAACAAGCAGTTTAAGCAGTCTATAAAAGATATAAAAAGAAACTCTAACAAAGAATTTAGAGAAAGATTTACTTTAGATAACGGCTCTTTGAATAACGCTAAAGGATCTGATTATTTATCTTCTACAGCTGATGTTAATGATCAATTGTTTATGGCTGAAACTATAGATGATGCAACTAGAAAAACTATAAAGTTTAATAAAAAAGCTATTAAATTTAATGTTCCTGATTTAGGCAACATGAATGACAAAGCTATTTCTTATTATTTAATAGATAAAATATCCCAAGGTTATAATGATTTTTACTTTAAAAACAACGCTAATTGGAAAGGTAAAATGTCTAGAAATGTTATAGAAACAGGTGATATTAAATTTAGTTTAAATAACGAAAGAAACGAATACAGTAATAACCTTTCAAAAGGGTTAAATGAAATAATTGAAGAAAACTACAATATAAATGTAGACGAGGTTTTTTCTGAAGAAAGAGGTAAAATTTTAGGTAAACTTGTTGGGGGTAATAACGTGTGGCTTCCACCTGGTGATTCAGATTTTTTAGGTCTTATGTATATGATAGCCTCTGGTAAAGGTAAAAAAGGAGAAAAACAATTAAAATGGTTAAACGATAACTTAATAAAACCTTATTCTGAGGGTATGTTGAATATGGTTGAAGCTAAAAATGTTGCACATAGAGATTTTAAAAACCTATTAAAGAAAAACAAAGGAATAAAAAAATTATTAGCAGAAGATTCTGGGTACAGTGGTTTTTCATTAGACACTGCTTTAAGAGTTTATCTTTGGAAAAGAAATAGAATTGAAATACCAGGTTTAGATAGTAAAGATATAATGTTTTTAAGTAACATAATTAGAAAAAACTCAAAACTAAAAAGCTTTGCGCTAGATCTTGAAAAAATATCTAAAATGAAAAACAACTGGATAGAACCAAGTAAAGGTTGGAGTTCAGGAAATGTATTAAGTGATATACAAGACATACTTAATTTTTCTAATAGAGAAAAGTTTTTATCAAGATGGATTCAAAACAAGGAATTAATATTTGATAAAGAAAACTTATATAAACTAGAAGCTGCTTTAGGTGCGGATTTTGTTACAGCTCTTAAGGATATTACAAAAAGAATGCAAACTGGTAAAAACAAACCAAAAGAACAGAGCGCTTTTGTTAATTGGTTAAATGGATCTGTTGGTGTTACAATGTTCTTTAACATGAGATCTGCTTTATTACAAACAATCTCTGCAACTAACTTTATAAACACTACAGATAATAATGTGTTTGCAGCTGCTAAAACTTTTATTAATCAAAAACAGTTTTGGAGTGATTTTACTACCCTTTGGAAATCAGCTTACTTGTCAAATAGAAGAGAAGGAATGCTTAGTGATATTCAAGAAGCAGAACTCATTGATGTTGTTAATGATCCTAGAAACAAAACATTTGCAGGTAAAACAAAAGCTGCTATAGCTTGGGTTTTAAAGAAAGGTTTTATGCCTACTAGATTTGCTGATAGTTTTGCAATAGCACTTGGTGGTTCTAGTTTTTATAGAAATAGAATAAAATCTTTAGTTAAACAAGGTGTAGAAATTGACGCTGCTGAATCACAAGCAATGAGAGAATTTTACGAAGCAGCTGAAATAAGTCAACAATCTGCTGATCCTTCTAAAATATCTCAAACTCAAGCCTCAATACAAGGTAGATTAATTTTGGCTTTTCAAAACACGCCGCTTCAATATGGAAGAATAATAAAAAATTCAGTTGTTGATTTAGCAAAAGGAAGAGGTGACTGGAGAAATAATGTAGCTAAAATAACTTATTATGCTGCTTTGCAAAACATGGTGTTTAACTTTTTACAAAATGCGTTGTTTGGAATGTGGCTAGATGATGATGAGTATGCAGATGAGAAAGGAAAATATGATACAGGTAAGTATAGAGCTGTAAATGGAGCTATGGATACTCTTCTTAGAGGTTCTGGTTTAAAAGGAGCATTTGTTGCAGCTATTAAAAATGTTGTATCTAAAGCTATAGAATTAAACGCTGATCCTAAAGGTAGATATAAAAGTGGAAAACTACTTGTTGAAGCTTTAAACGTTTCACCTCCGGTTGGTATAAAAGCAAGAAAATTAATGAAAGGCTGGGAATCTATTCAATACAATAAACAAGAGGCAGAGTATTTAGGTTGGAGTTTAGATAACAAATATTATCTTCAAGCAGGAGCATCTATTACCTCGGCGTCTATAAATCTACCTTTAGATAGATTATATATAAAATCAGAAAACCTAAAAGACGCTATGAATACTCAATACGAAACTTGGCAAAGACTAGCTATGCTAGCTGGTTATAGTAAATGGAACTTAGGTATAGAAGATGGCGATAACAAGAAATCTAGTGATGGCCTTAATTTTGACACAATAAATTTTGGTGATTCATTAAAGTTTGATAAAATAGAATTTTAAAATGAGAGAAATAAACAAAATAATAGTACATTGCTCTGCTACACAAGAAGGCAGAGATTTAGATGCAGCTGAAATAAACCGGTGGCATTTAAAAAGAGGCTGGAAAGGTATAGGTTATCACTATGTTGTATTATTAGACGGTACAATTGAGTATGGTAGAAATATATATGAACAAGGAGCTCATGTTAAAAACCACAATAAAGGATCAATAGGAATTTGTTATATTGGAGGCGTTGAATCAGAACGTGGTTCTAATGGAAAATGGATAGCTAAAGATACTAGAACATCTGAACAAAAAGAAAGCTTATTACTATTGCTTAAAACATTAATAAAACTGCATCCAACCGCTACGATACATGGGCACAATGAGTTTTCATCAAAATCCTGCCCTTGCTTTGATGCCAATAAAGAATACTGTAATATAACTAACGCCTCAATATAAAAAAATGGATATTCAACAAATAAAACTTTACATTATAAACGCATCAACATTAGGAGTAACAACATTTACTAATATAGAAATGGGATTAAAAGTAGTATTATTATTAGTAACAATAGGTTATACTATAGACAAATGGATTAAATTAAAAAAAAATAAATAATATGTGGAAATTAACTAAACAATATTGGATTGACGTATGGAATTTACTTTGGAGCAAAACTAATATAGATGAAAAAGCTATAGCTACTGTAAAAGAAATTAAAAAAAGATACAAACTTACTGCAAAAGAACTTCAAGACGTTGCTAAGGCTATAAAAGAAGTTGGAGATCAAATTGGTGATATACCAGATGCTATAAAAGGAAAAGCTAGAGCAGGTAGAAAAACAAAAAAATAATTATGCCAGATCCTTATAAATTACTTAAAAAAATTAAAAATTCGCCAGGCACTATAGAGTCTAAATTAGCGTATGAATTAGGTAACCCTAAGAAAAAAGCAGTAACTAACATAAAAAATAGATATGATGGTGGTGAATGGGGCATTGAACAGGATGCGCCTAGACATGTTACAACAGCTCAATACACTACTGAAAGTTTAAGAAATAAACTTCCATTTGGCTTAGGTAATTCTATAATGGGTAGAGGTTTAGCTGCTTTTGGAGCAAATGTTTTAGGCGCTGCTCATGAAGCTAAAGCTGGTTATTCATCTGTAAAAAAAGGTAAATCTAGTGTTAAAGATGCTTTTTTAGAAAGCGTTGAAGATTTAACTAATAATCTTGCAGGCTCAGTGGTTGGCGCTTTTGGAAACTCAAATATGGATAATAGTAAAAATAAAACAATAGATAAAATGATAAAATATCTTCCAGATGGAAAATATAAATCAAAACCTTAAAAAAATGGAAGACGAAGAATTAATAACAAGAAGAACAGGCCCGGTTGATGAAAGCAATGGTATTTTAAACAAAGTATCTAATCTTGTATCTGATAACAGCACAAATGAAAGATTAGCTGAAATTGAATTAACTAGAAATAGAATGAATAACGAAAGTGTTCCTATTACACCGGAAGAACAACACGAGCAAGGTTTATTAAAAGATATTCCTAAAGAGATGATGAATCAAAGATTAGGAAGCTCAGGTAGTTTAGGATTAATACTAGGAGGAGGAGCTAAAAGTCTTTATAATATGGGTAAATTTCTAGCTAAAAATATTGGTAAAAAAAGTATTGCAAAAGGAATTGATAATGTTCTTTAAAAAACAAGGAACAAAATAAAATAGGCGTACCATACCTAAAGTTCCTAAAAAAGAAGGGCCCTCATTACGAGAGCCCTTTTTTTATTACAATAACTAATAGTTATAACTTTTTAACCATCACAAGCTACACAATCCTCATTCATTGCTTGTTGTGCAATATCACCTCTTAAAACAGATTCTGTCCGCGTATAATATAAGGTTTTAACACCTTTTTTCCATGCTTCAAAATGAACTTTATTAATCCACTTTGGTGTTGCTACACTAGGAAAAGCTAAGTTTAAACTAACTGACTGATCTACATATTGCTGTCTTAGTCCAGCTTGATTAACTAATTCTAGTTGATTAATTTCCTTAAAAGTTTTAAATACCTCCTTTGCGGGTGTTTCGTGCGCCATAACAACATCATCAAGCTCAATAATATTTTGCACACTACCACCGTCAGCCATGATCTTATCCCATGTTTCATTGTTATTTATTTTAAGTTTTCTTAATAGTTTTAACAAAGTAGGGTTCTTACGTATAAAGGTTCCTTTAGCTGTCTGTTCTGTAAAAACATTTGCCGCCCAAGGTTCTATACCCGGCGAAACATTGCCACTAAGCTTGCTATTAGAAACAGTGGGAGCCACAGCGCGTAAATGAGTATTACGCATACCAGTTCCAGAACACCATAAAGGTTCTCCATAAGTTTCTGCAAGTGCCATACTAGCCCTTTCGCTTTCAATTTTAATCTGACTAAAGATTTTCCTAGTTTCAAACTGAGCAAGTAAACCCTCGAACGATATACCTTTTTCTTGTAGGTACGTGTGCCAGCCCAAAACTCCCAAGCCAAGAGCTCTTCCTTTCGTAGCTGACCTAACCGCGTTTTCAAAACCTCGTAAGCCTTTAGCTCTTTGTATAAACTCTTCCATGACCCCATCAAGGAACCATATACTGTCGTAAATAAGGTTTGTACCTTTCCACTCTTCATATTTTGCTAAATTTAATGATGATAAACAACATACAAAGCTATGGTTTTCATCTGTGTGTAATGTAATTTCAGAACATATATTAGTCATATGTACTTTTAATCCGTTGTCTTTATAGGCTGGGGGGTTATTCTTATTTGTATTTCCTTTAAAAAGGATATATGGTTCTCCAGTAGCTTTACGCTTTTGAAGTAGTTTTCCCCAACGTTTTCTAGCTTCTCTATCTCCTTGTTCAAGTTTTCGCATGAACTTATCGCCGACAACAGCGCACTGATGCAAGTTAAGTGATTGACGATTGACGTCTCCTTTGGGTTCACGTATTTCGATCCACTCTTCAAAATCGGAGTGTTCAATGTTAATATTAACCGATGCAGCTCCTCGTCTGACAGATCCTTGATTAGTGGCAAGTATTGTTGAATCGTAGATTTTACAAAAAGGCACAACGCCGTCACTTGTTCCATTTCCTGTTATTTTAGCGCCAGCGGGTCTTATTTGATTTATACCGATACCAACTCCACCGCCGTGCTTAGCGAGTAGCATCATCTCTAGATTTTTTTGTCCTATGTCCTGTATACTATCTGCCACATCAATACCAAAGCATGATATAGGAAGACCACGGTCAGTACCAGTATTACTAAGAACCGGACTAGCAAGGCAAAGCCAGCCATTCCAGATGTATTCAAAAAATTTTTCAGCCATTTCTGGTTTATATAATCTTCTAGCAACAGTTTTAGATACACGCAAGTAAGCATCACGAGGAGTTTCGCCTTGTAGTAAATATCCACCAGATATTGTTTTTTTATAAACTTCTGTATCTCCCCATTTTGGGTAATCTTCTCCTTTAATCCATTCATTATTCCACATATTTTTATCCTATAAAATGTTTTGTCCAAGCTATTAAACCGTTTAAATTTAAAGCTACTAAATTCCATTGTTTTCTTGAAGCTGTTTGTATCATTACACAAATAAAACCAAGTATATATAGTCTTGGTTCTAAAGTCCATTGCGCTGCTATTAAAAAACCAGCACCCATGTATCCAGCTCTAGTCGCTAGTCTTTTCCAAGGACTTAGTCTTTTCTGTCTTACTAGATTCTTTAATAATATTCTGTTTAATCGTTTCAATTGCTTTCTCATAACCTTTTTTGTCCATGATTTTTAAAGTTTCTAGAGTTCCTATAGCTAAATCTGTAACATTAGTTAACTCTTTTAAAATGTGCTCTAAAACTCTGTTTTGAGCTTCAAGTTTTTTTTGTATTAAATTTATTTTACTTTGTTTTTGTGATTTCATTTTTATTTTTATTATAAAACATTACCATTACTTGTCTACTGTTTTTAAACTCATTTGGATACTTGCTGTGAAAATAATTACACGGATAAGAAATAAGTCTATTTTTTTTATGGCCTATAATTGTTTTTAAATTCCATTTAGATATATCATTGCTATCATTAATTAAAAGATCGTTAAAATCATCTACTGAGCCATCTGTGTATGTATCTCCATGAACATTATGTGACCAAAATGCAGTTCCATTTAAACCTTGATAACTATCTTCAGACAAAAATAAAACTATTGCTCTTTCTGGTTTTTGATTTTGAATAATAGTATCGTTATGTATTCTCCATTTATCGTCTTGACCTTTTTTTGCTTCTCTAAAAAAACAAAGTATATTGTTTATTTTGTAACCTTCTATTTCTGATATTCTATTACTTATGTAATCAATAAACATTAAGCTAGGTTCTTTTACCCAAAAAGATTTACCAGGAGTTTTATGTTCTTTATATTTTTCTTTATCTTTTAATATAGCGTTTAATAAATTGTGAGGTAAAAAATCATCTTTTATATAAATCATTTTATTTTTTTTTTACAAATTTATACATACCATTATAGTTAAGATCTTTATATATATCTTCTTCCGTTATATTTATTTTACCAGATATCTTCAAAGTCTTCACCTTCGTTAGCTTTTGAGTAATCAGTTGGCCTAATAGCAAAAAAATCAGTATGAGTGATGCCCCCGGTAAGATGGTAAAACCAATCAAGATTAGACGCTGCTTTTTTGTCATAAGCGAAATACGATCCCAGGTCGATATAACCAAGTTCCACAAGTTTTTCATTTGCTCTCTTTTTTATAAATTGTTTTAAATTATTAGCTGATATACCTTCAATGTCACCAGCTTCAAACATTTTGTCAATATAACTACTTTCAAGTTTTACCATTGTTTCAGCGGCATTAACTATGTCTTCTCTGCATAAATGTAGTAATTGATCGTTTTCTTTACACATATCTCTAAATAGTTTACAACCCATTTTACTATGTAATGATTCATCTCTTACTGACCATTTCATTTGTTGCCCGATACCCTTAAGTAGATTTCGAAGCTGAAAACTATACAAAACTGCAAAAGCACTATACAGGCTAACTCCTTCAGCGAAGGCTGAAAATACAGCCAAGCTTTTTGCAATACCCACAGGATTATTCCCGTCATAAGCAACCAAATTATCAAATCTAGCAGACGTTGCTGGTTCGTGAAGAAATGCTTCATAATCTTCTAGTTTTAGTGTTTCATTTAAATAACTATATGCTACAGCATGCACAGTTTCTTGTGATCCAAACATCATAGCCATTTGTCTTATTTCGTGTTTAGGAAACCACGATACGACGTTCTGGGTCCAATAGTCTGATACCGCGCATTCCGTTTGCGCGAAGCCAAGAAGTATGTTCCCGACAAGGTGTTTTTCTTTTTCGTTAAGTTTTTCATTCCAATCTTTTATATCGCTTTGCATTGAGATTTCAGTGTGTAACCAAAATGCTTGTGCTTGTTTTAACCAACCTTCTGTGTAATATTCAGGATATTCAAACGGTTTGTACGCTATGCGCTCATCAAATAATCCCATTATTTATATATTTCTAACGCAATGTCTACAAAAGGTATGTATAATACGTGTGTTGTTTGTTCAGGTTCGTCATACGTTCTAGCACCAATCAATAAACCAGGATAAGTACCTATTGACAATGACCAGTTTCTTTTTTCTTTTTTATCCATAAATTTTAAAGTTATATTTTTCTTGTTGTTCTACTAATTCTTTGTATTTTATTTTACCTCTTATCTCCCAACTCCATTTGCACCATTTATCAATTTGGCGCTCTGCATACATTTTTCTTGCTATCCTTTTCTCTTCGAAAGGATTACGCTTATTGTTTCGTCGCATTCTTTTTGATTTTGTGGTTTATACAATGTTACATTTGGAAACTGGCTCATAACAAGTCTTTTAAATAATTTCCATCTCATTGGAAAAGACTCATTAGCTCTTCCTTTTGTTTCTATTATAAAATCATCTCCAATAAAATCTGGTGTATATTTTATAGGTAATATTCTTTTACAGCCTCTATTTTTATAATCACCTTTTCCATTTGAACATCTTTCATATACTTCGTTTTCAAAATGAAAACCAGCTAACAAAACAAATGTTTCACCTTCATATTTATTTTTTATTTTAGCTTTTTTTAAAGCGCAATACATATATTTTTCTAATCCCGAAGCAAAATTAATACCATCATATAATACTTTTTTTGCTCTTACAGGACCTCTTTTGCTGCTTTTCTTTTTAAAAAATTTTTTCATAATGTTCTCCTGTGTTACCGTTTTGACCGATTACATTAATTCTATTTATCATAGATTCTTCTATTTCATCAGTTAAACATCTTCTAGCTGCTTCAATATATAACAAAGCATCCATTAATTCTTCTTGTACATCAATTAAAAAAGTATCAAGATCTTTTTCTCTACCTTCTATTTCTTTCATCATAGTTGCACCATATTTTTTTTGGCCTATTAAACTACGTTCGTCCATTTTTCTTAATACTTGTTGAACTATTTTATCTTCTGTTTTTATTTTCATTATAATGTGTTTTTTACAAAAGTTCCATTAATCATTTTACCTTTTCTTTTAGCTATTTCATTATAAGCATAATCAATACAATCTTCTATTTTCATATCTTCTAAAGTTGCTAAATTTGTTAAAACAACTATCATATCTCCAATAGCATCATATATTTCTTTTCTGTCTTTTTTTAATAAAGCCTCTGCTAATTCCCCAGCTTCTTCCATTAACTTAACGTATTGAGTATGTGAGTTTCCTTTGTCTACTATACCTCTTTGTTTAGCCCAATCTCTTATTAAATTAAACCTTGATATTTCTGGATCAGAACAAGGAGTATGTTCAGGATTAAAAAAAGATTCGTAAAAAGCTTTATTATATATAAAGCATCTTTCATTATCAAACATAGATGTTTTTACATTTGCCATTATCCAATTTATGTGATCCCTACCTATATGGAATTTGCCATGTGTTGTTTCCCAAGTTATACCTATATTATCCATAAGACGTCCTTTTAGTTTATTCACTGGGCAGTCAAATGTTGATGTTTGTTCTGTTGCGTTTATTTTCATTTGATTTAATATTGGTTTTAATTTATTATATTTATGAAGATCTTGTTTATAGCCGTAAGACTTTTGAAGTTCTATTTCACGGTCTGATATATAATCTATATCTTCTGACTGTTCAAGAACCTCATATTCATTCTCCTTATATCCTTGTATAAGGGTTACTCTAGTATTAAGATTACGTGTAACTCCTATTTTTTTACCTGGTATGTGATATAAATAATACATATTTTTTAAAGTTTATTGTTATACAAATGCATGTTATGTGCGTGGTGATAATACCAACCTGTGTCAATAGACAGTCTGTCTGCAATCATTTTTTGTAATGATGAAAATTGATATTGATCATTACAGAAACCGTACCAGATGTCATTAGAACGCATATAAACAGACATACATAATTGTTTGTTTATGATTGTAAATTGAACAGCATATGTACATGGTGTGTCTTTACTATATTTATCGTATTCTTTTGCATCATATATACTTATAGCTGCATGTCTAGTATTATTGTTTTCTTTAAGTTTATTGCAAACATAATCTATCTGAGCTTTACGTTTCCATTGATAACCATAGTTTGAATTAACATTACCATACTTATCAGCCATTCGCTCCCATATAGGTGGTATTTTACCATATAATTCACCAAGCTTTTTAATATTAGGATCACCAGATAAATACCATTGCCATTCTGCCTCTGCATATTCTAAGCTCCATTTGCGTTGTTTATTTGTTATGTGATTGTCTTGAGGATCTTCAATATAAAAACCTATATTAAACATAGCAACAGTGTCATCAAATTTAACACCTTTAACTATAGCCGCGTCTAAAAGATATTCATAAGCCTCATTAGCATTTTTAAATTTTGTTTTTGTTATACTTGTCATAATAATATTTATAATATTTAAATATTGTTTCCCATAGTTCTCTTGGATTAAAAACCTGAGGTGATCTATTTATTTTTTTATTTATTTCTATGTCTATATGCCAAAATGTAAAGTTTTCTTTACAAAAAGGTGATATATAAATTCCATTGTTTATACACCAGTGATATGCCTTGAACTCATCAGGATTAAATTGGTATCCTACTGATTTCTTTTTTACTCCCATGGCATGGGTTCATTATTTGATATAGGTTCATGAGGAATAAAACAACCAGACTTGTGTTCCCATTTAAAATGACACTCAGCGCCGTTTTCTCCTAGGTTTTGAAACTTAACTTTTAGTATTTTTGCTTTAACGGTTTTTTCTTCATAGTTTCTGTGAACTAATATACCGTGATAACTAGCATCATACCATTCGCCGCCACCCTTTATGTTATACATAGTAGGTTCTTCCATTTTACCATCTTTGTCTTTATACATTTTAGTTGGGTGAGCAACTACAAATACTAGTACATCAAACTTTTTAGCAAAAACTTCAATCTTAGTTAAGTACTCCATTGTGTAACGATTAATGTCTTCTGTTTTACAATCAACATCTCTTATTTTATTAAATGGATCTATAACCAAACATTTAATACCTTTACGTTTAACTAATTCAGCTCCTTTACGTAAAACGGATTCTAATGTATAACGCTCCATATCAATATGAAAGTAATTAGCATTACAATGATCGGCTATTTTATTCCATTTATCACTATGTATATCAGCAGCTGTTGGCATGCCTTCCCATGTTTTACGCATCAATTTGTGAGCGTGTAAATAGGTCGGTGCATTCTCTGGTGATGCAAATGCTGTTTTCCAACCATAGTTGCGATTGTAACCTACAACCATCTGGTCAACAAAATCAGACTTACCACTACTAGGTATCCCAGTAACAGTAATAAACTGGCCGGTATATGTAGAAAAAATATCATCAAAGTTTTCCAAGCCAATTTGATATCCTTTCTTAAAACCATTGCGCACAAAATCTGTGACCTCGTCTTCAATATCTTTAAATGTTGTAACGTTTTCAAGTGGTACTGGTCTTGCTTTTGTAATACGCTCTTGTAATTTTTCTTTGCCATATTTTTGTAGATATTCATTAGCGTCTTTACAATCATCAAATGACGCTAGGTAACAAACTTCAGCTCCAAGTCTACGGACTAATTCTGATTGTAATGCTTGACCTGCTTCATCTGAGTCAACTGCTAATATTATTTTTTCTTTATCTTCAAAGTAATCTATACAATTATCTAAGTAATCAAGGTTATTGCTATTTAATGTGGCTCCGTTAGGAACTGATATAGCATTTTGTATACCAGCTTCGTGAAAAGCTAATACATCCATTTCACCTTCTGTTATAACACAAGTGTCATAACCTACTATACTATTTATATTATAGAATACTTTTTCAGCACCCTTATATAATTTAAAGTTCTTTCTACCATCGCGATACTTAACGTTAATAAGTTGATCGCCCATGAAATAATTGAACTTTATTGTGTTCTCGGACTTACCGGTTTGTGGCATATACTCATCACCTTCGCTGATCTCTAAATCAAAAAGGGTCTGAGTTCCTATGCCTCTTGTTTTAAACCAATCAATTACTTTATCACTTAAAAACTCAGGCTGATCAACATTAACTTGTAGCGTTGGTCTAACATATTCTTTTTCACTAGCGCCTTTACGCTGATAAGTATGTAATTGAAATGATGTATTACAGTTGTGACAAGTACCGAGACCCCGTTCCCAATCATAAGACGCGCATTTTGCCTTTTGATTCTTGGGTTTTCTATCGTGAGAACAAAGCGGGCATGTACCTTGCTTTTTTCCCTCTTCAAGCTTATGTTGATTGAATTCGTCAATCAAAAATCCATTGATCTCTGTTGTCTGCATTTAATTTAATTAGAATTAATATTACATGCATACACACGCAGGTGTGTATAGCATAGTTACTTTGTTACCGCATATTAAAACGGTAAATCATCATCAACTGTTTTAACAGGCGCAGCTTGTTGAGGTTGACCATCACGTGGAGCCGCTGCTACATTTTCACCATTAGTCCATACCACTTTTACATTTCCTAAATAAGTCTTTTGTGTTTTAGCTTCTCGCTCTTCTTTAGACTGATCTACAATAACAGGACCTTGGTTTCCAAACTGATCTAGCTCGTCGTTTAATGTAATAGTTATAGGTAGATATTTACCTTTTTTACCAATGATTATCTTATCTTTTGGTACTTCATTTAAATTGATACTTGCTTTAATAATACTTGCCATAATTATAATGTTTGATTAATAAAATATTGTTGAGGATCAAAATCCT